CTCACAAATGTATGTCCCAGTAAGGCCCGACTTAACCCAAAATGAAACGGTTAGTTGTTGCGCAGACGACGTTCCTTTGCAAATGGACTGCAAATCCTGACCTTCAAGTTTTTGTTCAATTCGCATTACGTCTGTACTAGAGGGAAACTTATCTTGATGCGTGCAAGTCATTTTGAGTGATTTGCGAAAACCAGAACCAGTCGGGAAATCATCAGAAGCAGAAGCAACTTCTTGAGTCCATGCACCAAGAGAACTTGCGCCAACAGCCCAACGGTCCGCTGTGTAGTAATTGGCTGTAGTAATAAAAGTTACGGGGCCGACTCCTCGTTGCGCGACCTGCATCGCGCCGTTGTATAATAGGTTACGAACGCCCGTGTTCTGAGTTTGCCAAGAAACGCCATTCGTGGCGGTCGAATCCGCAATCAACACCGAACCATCAGTAGTGCTGACAGCAAGACGGGCCACCGTGTCAGCCGCAGAACCAACCAGCAGATCGCCTTTAGTGTCAATAAGGGTGTTATATGTATCTGATGCCCATGAAAGACCTGTATTTGCTGATGAGTTAGCAATTAATCTTTGATTATCTGTTCCGACCGCCAAACGGTCAATTGCATCCGCTTGTGTTCCAACAAGAAGATCACCTTTTGCTTGAATAATACCAATTGTTGAATCATATGCAGAACCGCCAATTTCAACCCATTGAGAAGATGTACCATCGCTATAATAAACAAAAGTCTTTCCACTGTCAGATTCATACCAAAGATCACCATTCGCTGGAGTCCCCGGTGCTGTGTCCGAGACAGTCATTCCACCAGAACCTAGATCTTTATATGTTGATCCATCATTTGTGAATTGCCATTTATCTGTGTTTTCATTCCATCTTATTTGAACATTTGTAGATGTTCCTCTTTCAACTTCAATACCAGCATTTAATGATGGGGTGCTGGTTTCACCAGAGTTAAGAAGGATAATATTGTCTTCAACATTTAGTTCTGTTGTATTAAGAGTTGTTGTATTGCCAGAAACAGTTAAGTCTCCAGTAACAACAAGATTTCCAGATATCGTTACGTTATTTGGAAGACCAATTGTTGTTGTAGTAGAAGCAGTATTTACTTCAATTTCATTTGCTGTACCGACAATTTCAAAGTTGTTCTCAACAACTAAGCGCTCTAACTCCATTAGGCAACATACTCCACACCGCTAATAGCAACAGTAGCACTGCTACCCGCCTGATCCAAGTATAATGAACTATTACTTGGCATAACAATTGATGTGTTATAAAAAGTAACATTATTAGCAGTAATATTAATATTACTAATAATCTTATTATTTGCCGCAGCAGATGAACCACTTGTCACAATATGAAGTGATACAACTGTATTAACAGCAGTTGTATTGCAGATATTTATATTTTTAATAATTGTATAACTATTGGCTGTTGCATTTGCAGTATAAACATTTGCATTATCTCCATTACCAATATATAAAAGCTTTGGTGTTAAACTTCCCATTCTATACCGCCATCCAAATACTTATTTCATTATCATAAGTAGTAGTATTCATATCTTGAATTGTCAATGCATCAAGAACATGATCAACAGAAGACGGGGCGGTATGGTTTTGAGCTGTCGTGCCGTCATATCCTCGTTGCTGTATCGTAAATGAATCACCAGCCCTGCTTGAAATTAAAATCTTTTCTTCAGCAGCGGTTCCTCTGCTAACAACAATAACAAAGGGGTTGCCAGAAGATCCCGTTGGGAATGTTGAACCATCAACAACACTAAAACTTGAGGCTACGTTGCTAACATTGCTAAGCAAGGTGGTTGCTACAACTGAGCCTAGAAACTCTCTTTTCAGCATAACCCCTCCTTGTTAATCGATGCTAATGTCTAAATCACCAGCAGAAATTCTTAATGTGTCACCAGCATCAAGTGTTTTATTTGCCGTAAGGGTGCCCCAGACTAAAAGATTCCCTGACGTTAAAGCATCAAAAACACCAATCGCAACAACAGTGCATGCTGGCATATTGGTAAAATCAATATTTGCAGTATTAGAAGTTGCACCACCTGAAGCAGCTGTAAAGGTAGATGTCTGCCGAGCATACGAACCACCAGTAACTTGCGTTCCCCCTCCTGCATCGCTTGGAGCAGCAGTGTATAAACCAACATAAATAGTTGCTGGCATTGTATATGCTGTTGTTCCTAAGAAGTGATCAAGTAATTTATTTTCTAAATAATCACTAATATTGCCTGCCATTATACACCATCCCCAGAAGCAACAAAGTCTTCAATTTCTGATTGATCTGCTAATCTAAAATTATCAAGTTCAAGCAATCTTTGTGCGTCTATATAATTTATTTTTTGGAGTCTATTACTTTGTGTAAAATAAAAATCTCCAGAAACATAAGCAGTTCCAGTTTCAAAAACAATATATGTATATTCAGAACTATCTACTGAAGTTTTCTCAATTTTTTCTTCAGTTTTTATAGAAGGTTTTGCAGGTGTTTTTTTCACAGCCGCCTTTTTTGTAACTGCAGGCTTTTTTTCTGCAACATCTTCAGATTTTATAACGTTATCTTTTGCAGTCATAGTTAATACAATACCATAATTTATTACAAAATGCGAGATGAGGGGGTTTTTGACCCCCTCATCAATCACATTTTATTTAATTATCAGAGTGAACGAAGCTTGACGTTCTTACCAATGATGTAAGACGCAGCATTCTCAATGTTATTAGCAACTCTCATGAACTGAGTGTACTCAATCGTGTCAGTCTTTGGCTTGAACTGACGGTACACTGTAATGTCACGATGGATACCAATAATTCTGTTGTTTGGGAAAGTTAGCTCAACATGACCGTGGCTTCCTGTTGCTCCTGAATAATCTCCAGAAACATTCTCTGGAGTAAGAGGGATCTCAACCAGAGGAATGCCGAATGGCGAAAGACCAGTCGAACCAGCGCCACCATTGCCGCGCATTGAGCCTTGCGTAAACGCAGCATCACCAATGAGCGAACCAGGTGATGGTGCGCCAGATGTCGCTGCCGTTGCTGAGTTGGGATTCGAAAGGCTAAAGATCGTGTCTTGGACAAGACCTGTGCCTGTGAAGAATCTCAGTTCATTTCTGCGTTGCAGGAACTTTGTTGGCATATTGCGTAGAATACGGTCAAAAGTTGCACGTGAAATATTATTACCTGCCTCATCAACAACAGTACCCGAAGCCTTTGCAAGCTTGATAAAGCCATCAAGAGCCTTGAGCAGGCCATTGTTTGAAGAGGTATTACCATTGATGAAAAGATCATCCATGTCATTAGCTGTTTGACGAGCCATGACCTGAGCGATGTGATCCTCAAGTGAAGGACCTTCAATGTTGTCCTCAAGAGACTCTGTTGAAATTGCCCAATCAAGACGCAGTTTCACGGTGCTTAGAGAGACCTTACTGAATGTGACAGCAGCATTTGTGCCATCATCTGTTGCCTCAGTTGCCTTTGCAAGCAAGCGAGTACCGATTGACAACTTGTCAATCTCCATTTGTGGTGTACGCATACGAACGATTCTTGCGTTCTGCATGAGAACAGATTGATCAATTACGAAATCCAAAAAACGATTTGACTGCGCTGGCTGAAGGAGACCCCCAGAGGCACTGCCGACAACGCTCGTTGTTACTTCGTTAGCTTTTGAAAGAATTTCTTCTTGTGATGCCATATTAATTATTCCTCCTATTATGACTCGTAACCAAGAGCGTTAATCAAGCCCTGTGGCAAATAAACATTTTTCCAAATTGACTTTGGAGCCGACTTTTTAATCTCTTCGCCTTCTTCATCATCCTCTGGATCGACACTCTTCTTAATTGCGCCAGAGTTGGCAAAAGAGTTAACTTTCTCATCTTGTTCAGCAAGAGCTTTCTCTGCTGCATCAAGTTTTTCTTGGAGCTCAGCCGTCTGAGCCTCAAACCCCTTGGCAAGTTCATCAACTTTGTTTTGGACCGATGCCTCAACCTCTTCTTTAATTGAAGTAGCGAAAGCAGCCAGTTTTTCGTCAACGACAGCACTAAGGGCATCTTTAAGGACATCAATATCCATTTCTTCCTCCTGTGTGTTTTCATTTACTTCAACTGTTGTTTGTGTTGAAGCATCCTCTTGAACATCGGGAACAAGCCAGTTAACAAACCGCTTTAAGAGCGTGAGTTTCTCATCTTGTTCATTCATTCTTAAGACCTTATCATATTTTATATCATTTTGCAATAAATTCTCTTGCTTCATAACGTTTTTTTCATTTTCCTCTATTTCTTTTTCAAAATCTTCTCCCAAGAAGTATTCCATATCTTTTTTAAGAGTTTCTTCCTCTTCTTCCAGGATTGTTTCTATGCTTTTATTTTTAATTTTTGAATATCTTTCAAGAAGCCTTCTACCCTTAGCAGCGAGAGCAGCGGCATCGGAGCGGTCTTGTGGAACTGGCTCCCCCCATGCTGCTGCAGAGAGGGCTAGTCTTGTTGGTCTTCCCTTATCGTCTTTCATTGGTCCAGATGGATTTGTAAAAAATCTAGTTAAGAAAGAACCTTTTCTACGCATCTTTTCTGGTGTATTTGCTGGACCTCTTACTCCAGGTTTTAAATTTGCACCTTCAGTTTGTTTGAAGTGTCTTCTACCAGCCGCCGTCAATCCGCCTTTGGGATCTTTGATTGGCTGTTTTGCTTTTTCTATAATTTCTTGCAAAATATACTCAAGATCACCAGTATCTTGATTTCTTTTAATAATATCTACAACCGCAAGAGCATTAGCAGGATTATCAACCAAACTTAATTCACCTAAAACATATTTTTTAATAATATTAATTGGTCTACCATTGTAGACTTTAGATGTATCTTGGGATTTTTCTACAATCTTTCCGCCAATTGAAAAAGCAGTAAGCGTCCCATCAAGAATTTTTTGCCATGTGTTTTCTGCGCCTTTTGATATGTAGGCCTCAACTTTGATTGCATTGTACTCTTTGCCATCAGGACCACTGATTTTAATTGGTTCATATTTAATAGCTTTACCAACAGCAATTGGTGCGTGCATCTCTCGAATGTTTCCGCCCCAGTTTTTAAATGCTTCGATTGAGGCATCGAAATTTACTAAATCACCAGATTTATCTATATTATCTGCAGTAGCGATGCCACTAACAATTCGTTGTTCCTTTTTGATAAAGTCAATTGGGAACGAAAGTATAAAGTCTTCCATATTACCTCGTAATAGTTTATTATACATTCTTTTCTATATAATCAGCCAACAGCAAAAACAGCTAATGCAACATCAGCAGTAATAACTTGAAATTTTGTAAAATCACCTTCAATTTCAACATAGTTTTTGTTTGCTGGAATAAGAACTTCGTGTGGACCACCATTGAGTTTAACTACAGCATTTGTTGATGCATGTGTATTAATAAATTTAATACAAACTGTATGTCTTCCTATTGATACTTCACCAGCAGTGCTATCCACCGATGTGTCTGAATATACGACGCTTCCGTAACTCATTATTATCCTCCATTTTAAGAATCTAGATTGTTGCCCGAGTCTTGATTTTGTCCTCGTTCGTTCTGATCACCAGATTCTCTAGTACCCTCTGGCAAGCCGCCAGAATCACTTCTTGACTTGGGCGGATTTGCTGCACTGTTATTTGAATTTCCAACAGGCGCTCCCGCCCCTTCTTGTTTTATCCTCGTTGGATATGGCAAAACATCGTCGCCATCTCTTCTTTCAGGAAGCCCAATTTTGGCACGAACCTCATTGGGGGCAAGGACTTCTGTTCTGAGATATCTATCAAAAATTCTTGATTCAATATCTTCATCAACAAGATCAATTTTTTTAAGTTTAAATTCTAAAAGATCAGTAAATTCCATAACAATTCTATTAATTCGTTTTTCAATAACAGCCTGATCTGGACCAATTACTTGCATTTTAAATGTCTTATCAGCATCTCTTGAAACAGCCAAGTTTGCGTTATCATAAACACCAACTTTTGGTGCTGGCACTCTGTTTGCTACAAGAATTTCATCTCTGTTAGATTTACGATATTTATCGAACGAAGCATCCTGCACGCCTGCCTCAAGTTTTTCAAACTTGATATCTGTATCTGCCCCAATACTGGCGGGGAGGGGTACAACTAATGTCCCGTGATTTCTTCCTTTTACTTCATTTCTAAAATAATTAACAAGTTCTTGTTTTGATTTATTGCTTAATTTTGCACCCTTTAAAATAATGGCATATCTTGGTATTGCCTTATTTTCAAAATAATCAATATTATATTCTTTTGCAAATTTATCACCAACAATCGCAGCTGCAGCCGACACCGCTGCTGGTATGCCATAATACGTATTATTTGGTGAATAGATTTTGAAATGTAGTATTTCATTAGGGTTTGGATCACCGTTAATAGGGTCTTTCATCTCAAGATCTTCAAAGTTCTTAAAGAAGACTGCTTGAATCTTGTTACTTCTTGAAAGCTGAACAAAGCCATCGCGCTTTCTTCTCACTCTAATCATTGTTGCTGGAACGTGACCGATGTATCCAATCTCTCCAGAATTATTACGACCAATTTCCAAATAACCATTTCCAACAGACAAAACATCTTGCCAAACTCTTACAAGAGTTTCAATAAGCGTTTCTTCAACATTAAAACTTTCAAATTTATTTTCAAGATCTTCTCTTAGATCCTGCACGGCTTTTCTTACGCGATCTATTTTTGCGGAGTCGTCTTGTGCTTTTTCAACCTTTCTTCTAGCTTTAAGAGTTTCAACAAACTCAAAACCAAGACCAACAGTATTCATGACGCGAGCGTTTATCGCAGCATTGTGAATTGCACTTTGATCATACAGGCCAGCAAGATTGTCTAGATCATAAGGAGGATTGACAATATCCCAAAGAGAATATCCATTAACAACTTCTGGATCTATATATTTAGATTTAGTGCCATCTTCACCTTCAAGTCTTTTTTGAAGCCTGTATGCCTTCCTTCGCATTGAAGGAGAAAGCGAAGATATTGTAATTTCTTTAAAAGGGTCTTTTGAATCATGAGATGAGAATGCCTGAAGATAGGAAAGATCTAGGTCTTCCTGATCATCAATATCGCTTTCAACATGAACCATCTTATTATTCATAAAACCTCTTATTTAAAATGTTGATCAAACATATCTTCAAATGGATCCGCTATTAAACCATTATTCAATCTCTCTGCTTGGTCGTCTTTCTCTGAGGATGAGACTTTCCTTGCGCCAGAGACCCATTGAACATCACCGTCTTCTGAACCAGTCCAGTATTTAGCCGCCTGTCTCACGCGATTTTCAACATTCTTGTCACCAACAAGACCTTCGGCACAAAGTATTCCATCGCCATCAGATAAAGGAAGGCCATCTGGCATCATCCACATGCAAATGCCATAGGACCGTTCAGGTATCCAAATTTTATTATCTTTAATGATATCAAAACTCATTTAAGACAATCATACATCAATTTTATTAAATTATCTACCAATGATATACCATTTATCATCATTTTGGGCAAATATGGTTACGAAGACTGTACGTTTTCTTTTAAGAATTTAATCTCACATGCGTCTGTTGTACAATAAGACTCACCAATAGCATCTGCCCCAAGACCAGCATAGATGCCAGAAAAATCAATTGGAAAAAGATTGTCTGTATATTTCTCATATTCAGACTTAGAAATTTGTGTATACGGCATTTGTGGATACACATGATTACCTTGGGGTAAGAAAGATACGGTTTTTAATTGTCCATCATACATGTGAAGAACTGTGCCAATATATTTTTTTTCAATTTCAGAATCAAAAGATATTGTTACTGAGACTGAGTTATCAGACCAGTATCTTTGTGCTGTTGCTGCAATTGCCATTTTTTCAAAAATTGTCACATCTTTTTCAGATCTTTTAGCATTTGATTTAATTGGGAAAAAGACAACAGATGTTGTATCTGGCGATTCAGAAGCTGGCTCTACTAAGTAATTCGCCATTTTGAACAAAGGAATCATTGAATCATTGTTAGCAAATCGAATTGCTCTTAAAAAATATTCTCCACCCGGAGTCCAGTGAACCCCTGGGGATTCACCTGCGAGAATTGAAACAGTCCCTGAAGGCTTAACAGTTGTCATCTTGATTGATTCACGAATACCAAACCATTCCGAGTAAACATTGTCATATCTCTTAACGGTTTCGTAGCCAGCATTCATCCACTCTTTAAGAATCGGAATTCCATTGATATCAGCAAAATTTGCAATACCAGACATAGATGTTCCGATTCTACGATTGCGTTGCATAATTGCATTGGTCTTTTCCCAATGCGTAGGTAAAAGAGTAACTGTTTTTGCATAAAGATATGCAAACTTCAATGTTCTTTTATAATCCTCAATATTTTCATGTCTATTAAGATACGTTTCAACAAGTGTACAGCATTCATAAGATTCAAGAGACTGCTCAGCGCATGGATTATATCCAGCGACTCTCCAATCTTTATTTGTAGCAGAGTCAGCAAGCCTTCCATACTTGCGCGACATATCTAACCAAATAATGCCTGGTTCTCCATTGAGTGCAATATTTTCCACAATATGTGAAAGATCAGCGCCAACAATTGTTTCAATTGAATTATTACTCATCCAAGCCCATCCTGGATTTTCAGAATCATATGAATTTCTTTCAGGAAAATGTACAGGGTTTTTCAAATTCAAAAAGTTATCATCATCATGACGACCAATTAAAAGCTCTGCTGAGCGTCTAACATTACCAGAAACAACACAAACACCAATCATATTTCCAATATCAGCAATATCGGTTCTTGTTAATTTTTCACCATTTCTGTTAGAAAATATTTTTTTAATATGGTTATGAAGTTTGATAAGCGGGTCAGAACCAGCGGCTGTTCCGCCAAACGTTTTAATTGTCTGACCTGCTGGGCGAATCAAAGAGTAGTCAAACGTAATTTTGTTTTGATCTGGTTTAAGGTAGGAATTAATAAGAGAAATTGTCGAATCTCTCCAGCCCTCTCTTGAGTCTTCGATTATATCAACAACTTCTGACTTAGATGGTTCGTAAATAACAAAATCTTTGTCTGCACCCTTATCATCGAACCCAACACCGACACCAAGCATTGACGCTTCCATTAGAAAACCAAAAGGTTCCGCTGGATTATCCCTTGTCATTTCAGATGTTGAAACAAAAGCACAATTTTGAAGCGCAGCAGAGTTGCGCTGTACATTTACAAGTTCAGTCCCCATAATCCACAAACCACGACCAGGTGGTGTCCATTTAAGATTGAACAAACGGTCAAAAGCCTCTTTTGCACTTGCTTGAGCCTTAACACCATTCCAAGGAAGTTTGTTATTACGACAATGGTCTTTTTGAAGAGAATACATACCATTAATAACACGCTCACAAACTTCCACCCATGTTTCTTTAGTCCCATCCGTTTTTTTGCGCGAATATGTGCGTAAGAATGTTATTTCCCCAACTGAATTATTCCCAGCGTCTTTGTATCCGAATGGAGAAGGTTTTGTTTTATATGAAGAAACAAAGTCATCACTAAGTTTAAAAGAGAACATCAAATCTTCCTTGGGTGTATTATTAGTCATTTTTGCTCCTATATGTAAAGGATTATGATATCAATTCAATCGTTACAACGATTCAATTAGTGCTTAGGACTAATGATGTTTTTTTTCAAACTCTTCGTAACGAGCGATGATCATATCAGCAACTGACGACCAGGAGTGTTCTTGGTGAATTATTTTTGCTGACCTGTGAGCATGTTTCTTAAAAAGATCATATTCATTAACAACATTTTGCATTGTTGAGATAACATCTTCAATATCTGGAGTGGCCCAATATCCAGTATCAGTACCATACTGGTAAGAATTATATTCCGCTAATCCAAAGTCAGTCTCTAGTGGAACACCATATTGAGCAAAATCTTTGCACCCAGTTGCATTTGTAACAATTGTGGGGAGACCTGTTGCCATTGCTTCAAATGGAATCATACCAAAACCTTCTCCACTTGTTGGATAAACAAGGCAATGAGCTTTATGATAAAGTTTAATTATTTGATTGACATCAAAAACTTCTGGAATGCCAATTATTTGAGAATGTTGCGTTGCAGGAAGAAGTCTGCCATTAAGATAAATTTCAGCATGGCAGAAATTATTATATTTGAGTATTAATTTAAATTCTTCTTTGCCATCAAATAATTCTAGAAAGGCATCTACAACAAGTTGTGCATTTTTTCTCTTAGAATCCCCCCCAACGTGAAGAAAATAAAATGTGTCTGTTTCTTCTCTTTCAACAATTGAAAAATCTTCTGAGATACCATGAGGAATTACATATATATTTTCATTTACATTATGAGTTTTATAAACTTCTTTAACAAAGTTTGAGGTAGCCCATATTTCATTACATAGACTCATATTGTATAACCAGCCATTAGGAATTTTTGTTGATTCCCAGGGGGTATAGCCAACTTTGTAATCATTATTTAACTGATAATAATGAGGTTGACAAAAATTAATATGAAAAGAAATTTCTGGCCTATTGTAGAACACACCAAAGTTTTTTGCTTGAATTGATTTAATTGTATTCAATGCAGCAGTAGCATAGCCTTGGCTTGCCCAAAGTTCTCCACTAATATCAGTATTATTTAAGCTAAACCAGCTAATTTTTTTCATAGAATGATGTGTTATTTTTTGATACCTTCGGTATCCTCAGATCCAAAACTATCTGAGGAAATAGATATGCAGTTTACACCCTGATTCATCAATAACTTAGCATCCTTTTCAGAAATTTCACAAGTTATTGGCATTTGTGTAAAAACACAACGAGCAGCTGCAAAATAAAAATCATCTATTCTTGTAACAGAAATGCAATCAGACTCCAGAATTGCCGCAGCGCCGTAGTCATCGGACTCAACAATTGCAATTATTTTCATAGTCTTTATTGTATCAGTATTCATATTATATAAGATATATAGGCATATATGGAATATAAGTATTCTTGCATGCCTTGCATGCGAAGCATATCAATTTTTTTTCATTCATGTGTCAAAAAATGAAAATTTTTATTTTTTTTTCTGATAGCCTACAGAAATGGTTTATACAACTGTTTATAACGTACTTGACCACGGAGAAGTGGAACTATTAGGAAGTATGGCTTCGGATCTTGATGTCGTCAATGGGGCAAGGGTTTCTTTTGCCGCCTACCAAGACAAAATAGATGATAGAGCGAAAGGATTGATTAATTATTTAATGAAAAATAAACACTCAACACCTTTTGAACACTCTATGTTTAAATTCAGAATTAAAGCACCAATTTTTGTCACTAGAGAGTGGATGAGACATAGATGGTCTTCATTCAATGAAATGAGTATGAGATATCATGTTCCTGAAATAATTCATTTTTATGTTCCTCAAGCCAAGAATATAAGAAAGCAGGTTGGTAAACCAGGTGCTTATACCTTTCAAGCAATTGAGGATAAAAAGATTGTAAATGAAACAATATTGGAGATTAATCATTGCAATCAACATGCATATTCTTCATATAAACGTTTAATAGAAATAGGTGTTGCAAAAGAAATTGCAAGATGTGTCCTGCCAGTCTCACAATATACAGAGTTTATTTGGTCAGTTAATGCTAGATCATTGATAAATTTTATTTCTCTTAGAAATGATAGCAATGCTCAGTACGAAATAAATGAGTATGCAAAAATAATTGAAAAATTTTTCTTAGAAAAGATGCCAATAACCCATCAGGCCTTCATTGATTGCGGTAGAGTTGCCATATGAGTACATTTATTATATTTATTACATATTTGCTTATCAATACTGTTTTAATCAATTTTGGCATTAAAGCTGGATGGAGCCACGACCCTGGAATACTCGGTCCATTTTTAATAGTAATTGTTATAAACTTAATTGCAGCGGTCTATTCGAGTGGTAAAAATAAATAGTAATTACTTAAAAGACAAAAAATTATTACTTTTAAGTGATACCTGGTTTCCTTATGACTACATTAAAGAATTTTTAAAACAATTGACCAATGGTCAGGTATATATTTACGCATCTCCAGCGTCTACATCTAAATTTATTAAAGTATATATAAAAGTTTTTGCAAAAAGAAAAGTTCAAATTATTAAAGATAAAGATTTTAAGTTATTTTTTAATGAAAAAATAGATAATTATGTTGTTGTTATTTTTTTTGGTAAAAAAAGAACAAAAGAAACACCACTGCTTGAATTATTAGCAAAGAAATTGCTGACATCTTATCAAGATGTTGTTACAGTCCTACCAGATGGAATCGATTATGATGAGAATAGTTCCTTATTCAGAGAATAACGATCTCGAAGAGATTGAAACTTTGACAATAATTATTAAATCTGTGCCTTTTGAAGGTGGATATGCTCCCGCATTTTATATTTCAAGCCCCTCAGAAGAATATTTAATGACAATAGATGAACTTTCATGTCTTATGGATGGCATAGACATTGCCAGAAAATCAGTTGATGAGATAATTAACTTTATTCTCATATCTAGACCACCAGAAGGTCAATCTGAGGAGGACTAAATGCTGATCGGTAGAGTAATTAAAGATTTTCCATACCCTGAAAAGGTATGTCCATACTGCCTTAAGAAATTAGTTGTTGTAAATGCTGTTCATTGGCATGAAGATCCATATCAATACAAGGCTTTGTATTTGGATCCAAATCCTGAGTGCCCAGTTTATGACGAAGGAGCAAGAAAAGCCTACGCTAGGGTTTATTATTCAAGCGAGGACGCTTATGCTTCTTTCCATAATGTTAAAATTCCGGTTCAGAGATGGGATCAGAAGAATCTTTACAGTATCTATAAGTAAAATATGATAAAATTATAGTTACTATGCCTGTTAATCCATGCTCAGAAAATGGTCAACCTGGTTTTAAGTGGGGAGAAAGTGGAAAATGTTACCTTTACACAAGAGGTGATGCTAAATCAATGGGTGAAGCCAAAAGAAAAGCTACTGTTCAAGGTCTTGCAACAGGCGAATATTCAAATAAAGCAAATGAAGTCTCGACTGAGACAATGGGTTCTGGTATAAAAAACCCACAGCAGGGGTATCCTCAAAAGAAAAAGCCCAAGAAGATCAATGAAAAAGAAATTGACTCTATTTTTAAAAACTTAAAAGAGTGGTTCAGAGAAGATTGGGTTGATCTTTCAAGACCAAAAAAAGGTGGGGGCTACGAACCTTGTGGTAGAGCAGACGCAGGTAAGGGGAAATACCCCAAGTGCGTCCCAGCATCCCGTGCAGCAAGAATGACACCCGAGCAAATTGCTTCGGCAATTAGAAGAAAAAGGAGAGCAGAATCAACAGAGACAAGACAGGACAAAAAACCTATCTATGTTTCTACTGAGAAAGCATCAAGTATGAACGTTCCAACAAATCCTGCTTTATACGCAAGAGTAAAAGCTGAGGCAAAGGCTAAATTTGATGTCTACCCATCAGCATATGCAAATGCATGGCTAGTTAGAGAATACAAAAAGCGTGGTGGTGGATATCGAACTGTTTCGAAAGCCGAAGCCATGACCAAAGTTGCTGAAGACCTGACCGAAGAAGAGTCTGGTCTGTATACAGCGTTGCTTGCTGTTGCAGAAAAGTATGGAAAATTCGATAAAGAAGGTTCTGGTATCTGGATTGGTTATGAATCTGCCGAAAAAAATGATGACAAGGCAATTGGTGTCTATTGCAATAATTGCGCCCTGTACAGCGGAGAAAGTGTTTGTAAAATTCTTTCAATGCAAGTTGAAGACTATGGAAAATGCAGATTTGCAATTATTCCTGATAATTTAGTGATGCCTGAAAATGAAATTGAAGACGAAGGCCAGATAAAGCTAGAGAATGAGATGAAAGATGAAGGTGAATATGAAGAAAATAGTGAAGAAAAAGATACTATCTCAAGATTAATTAATTTAATTAGAGATATACTTAATATTCAAGGAGAAAAAAAATGAATTTTAATAATAATGTTTCAAAAATGATCGAAGATCATAAAGGGATGAAGGCTTGGCATGAGAACATGGCAAAGTCGTCAGCAGAGGCAATGCAGGACCATATCAAAGCAGCCTCTTGGCATGAGTCACAGATGAATTTAATCAAAGCGATGAAAGAAGTTCCTCTGGATCCAGAGACAAAAAAGACAACAATTCCCGCAGGCTCTTATACCCCAGCACCAAGTTCTGGAGGCGGAAAGAAGGGTGCTGAAAAGGAAATCCCTCTTGACCCAGAGACTATAAAAAAGTCGGACCTGATTGATCTTCTTGAGAGTCATATTAAAGAACATGGCGAGTTCGATATGGACGTTGAGACAATCGCTAATTTTTTATTAAATAAGTGATCTAATTGGAAGCGATTGTCGTAGCTTTTATAGCAGCAACTGGTGGCATTCTTGCCTCTCTTGTCCAAAAAGGCAGAAGAGAGAACCGTGAAGACCATAATGTTGTTGAAGATATGATTAAAACTTTAAATAAAGATGTCAACAACGTGAGTAGAAAAATTGATTCACATATTGAGTGGCATTTAGACAAAACGCAAAATAAATAAGATATAATATTATTGGGGCACACCTGGACAAATTTATTTCGAAAGATTAAATTTGGATGTCAGGAGTGCCCCATTAAATTATGACAACAATAGTAGGAATTCAAGGCGATAGATACGCCGTAATATGTACAGATTCTCGTATATCGTCCTTTGACGATAACGGAAATGCATACCAAATAACAACTCTAGGGACTGGCTCTAGCAAAATTGCCGAAAATGGTAGATATTTACTCGGGGCGGCTGGTGATGTTAGAGCGATAAATATACTTCATCATGCTTTTACACCACCAACTCCATCGTTTACAACTGCTGGGACAAAGCTTGATCAGTTTATAACTCAAAAATTTATTCCTGGATTGAGAGAATGTTTTGAAGCAACAGGTTATGCTTCTCCAGATAATGATAATAAGAGTCATATTGCAGAACAGGCTTCAACAATTATAGTTGTTATTAATGCATGTATTTATATAATTGAAAGTGATTATTCTTGGACATCTGATAGGGCTGGGGTATACGCAATAGGGACAGGCTCTGCTTATGCTTTAGGTGCATTGCATACTATAACAAATGGAAGAGAATTGTCTTTAACAAAAGCAAAGAATGCTGTAATTAAATCATTATCAATAGCATCAAAATTTGATCCGTACACGGGCGCTCCGTTTCAAACATTTATCCAGCAAAGATAGAAAAATGATTTGCATTTTTTATCTGAGCGTGTAGAATATTCTCCTCCACAAGAAAGGATTCACATGATTACTGACCAAAGAATCGGAGAAATTTTAGCAACAGAATACCGCAACTTAAGCGGGGATGAGCAAAGAGTCGTTTATAGCGCACTTACTGCCATTAAATATAATATGTCAGCTGCAGAGGCTTCTAGATATTACGGAGTCCCTGCAACAACAATTGAAGGCATTTGGGCAAAGCATGGCTTTGTTGGCAAAGCCGTTTCTGCTACAAAAAAGTCTAGAAAATCAAACGCAATCAAGGCTTGGCTTAAAGAGAATGTTGGAAATACAGTAACTCCAAAAGACATTGTTGAAGCAACTGGTATTTCAATGCCAACTTTCTATAATTTCTATAATTCGAATGTTGGCTATTTTAAAAAGATCAAGCGAGGTCAGTTTGAAATTCTTGACCCGCAGGCTGAGCGTACAAAATAATATGTTATATCAAGATCTTCTTAAAGCAAGAGATGTTGATACATGGGAGGAGGCAGCAACAATAACTGTTGCTGCCCTCTTCTCTTATATAAAAAATTATTCAGATTTATATGATTCCAATCAACTTCATTTTTTTGAGACCCCTCTTTCTACAGATGATTTAGGGAATATGAAAAATATTATCAATTCAATGATTGATAATAAAATTTGGGATTCGGATCCAGAATATTTTGTATCTGAAAATTTTGATTTAAAAAGAAAAAATGAAATATATCATTTAAAGCATTGGATTACATTGTCTTTAATGTCTGCATCTATGATAAGAAAGTTAAAAACTTTTGATTATGATGATTATTCATTTTTTGTTAAAAAAACAGTTATAGCTAAACAAAAAGATTACGGTCCAAAAAATATTTCAAGATTTGGGATTAATGGATTAGTTATTAGAACGCATGACAAAGTTGCAAGACTTGAAAATCTCATGTTAAAAAACAATACTCCTCAAAATGAATCTTTAATGGATACCCTGCTAGATGTTATTGGCTACTCAGTTATTGCAATGATGTGGATTAATCATACATTTTTATTTGATCTCTCATCTGAGGCAAACAATCGACATCCAGTTACATCAATTGATATTTCAATTAAAAATATTAAAATTGCAAACGGTGTAGTTGATGCTACATATCCCAATATTATATTTAAATAATATACTAATCTATGAAAAATAAACTCAAGCAGATTGTTCAAAATGTAGTTCTGTTTTTAAGTAGAATTACAATGCGCCTGTAGTTTAAATATAGTGCCCTTGTAGCTCAGTGGCAGAGCAACCGCCTTGTAAGCGGTAGGTCGTCAGTTCAATTCTGACCTAGGGCTCAAAGGAGGTAAAAATGTACGAATATACTGTAAAAAAATTATATAAAGTTGTAGATGGTGACACCATTGATGTTGATATTGATCTTGGATTTAATATTTCTTATTATCAAAGAGTAAGATTGGCTGGTATTGATACTCCAGAATCCAGAACAACAGATAAAATAGAAAAACAACTTGGTCTTGAAGTTAAAAAGAAACTTGATGAGACATTAAAAAGTGCTACAAAGATTGTTATTAAAACAGAGAAACCCAATTCAACCGAAAAATATGGAAGAATTCTTGGATGGATCTTTGTAGATGATAATAAAATTTCAATTAATGAACAATTGATCAAAGATGGTTTTGCTTGGGAATATATGGGTGAAACAAAAATTAAAAATTTTGATTTATTAAAGAAAAGAAGAGAAAAAAGTAAGGGAAGTTCTTAAACCAACCCAAACCCCGAATGTAACTCAACTGGCAGAGTAGCGCTTCTATATAGCGTTTGTTGTAGGTTCGAATCCTACCATTTGGACATGTCAAAAGATTGTAAAAAACCATTTCATAAACACCTTATGCTGCGTGGACACATTGTCGATCCGCCAACAAACACAGAGGAAGTCGTATCGTGGGTAAGAGAGCTTGTTGGTTTTCTTGACATGAAAATAGTGCAAGGACCATTTGCAACATACATTGATATTGAAGGTAATAGAGGTCTTACATCAGTCGTCATGATTGAAACATCCCATATTGCATTTCACATCTGGGATGAACAAGACCCGGCACTTATCCAACTTGATATTTATACATGCGGTTCTTTAGACATTAATCAGACTTTGGATTTCTTAGAGACTTATTTTAACTTTACTTCATTAGAATATATTGTTTATGACAGAGAGCACGGTTTGAATCTTATTACAACAGATGTAAATTCTGATTGATAAAATAGGAAGGATGGCGGAGCGGCTGAACGCACCTGTCTTGAAAACAGGAATGGGTTTATAGCCCATCGGGGGTTCAAATCCCTCTCCTTCCGCAGAACGTGATAGGATATTACTATGCCAGAATTGAATGCCAACATTCCAGCAATTGAGTGCTACGTTCGCGGCAACTACCTGAGAGACCAGATAGATTCTCACAACCAATATTTTCCGTGCATGATTTTTGGTGTTGCGTCAATTCAGGGTCGATCTCCGTTGTTTCATTTTTTAATGGAGGACGGAGGAGTGTGGTGGAGAATGCCAATAAGCGCTTTCTGTGAAAGGCCTGATGTGCCAGAAGTTGATATCCACGACTTAGTACTGTGGAATTCTTTCAGCCCTCATGTCACCGTGACAGAATTTCAGGCGATGCGAAATATGCGGATGACCTATGTAGCACGCAGTGGAGAATTTGTTAATGGTAAGTATTTATTCACCTTGGATTGGCATGCGCCAGATGACAACATATTAAATGCTGGTTTTAGCGTTAACCCTGGGCAACATAAATGCGGTCATGTAATTGTTCGGGATGACGGCAATTTTGCTATTCAACCAAACAACAGGGTACGTCTATTTGACCCGTCCTATACAACGAAATCTGGGACCTTAATTGACCGCCTAATTAACACTCGCCAATGGGATGTCGAGGATGCCGCTAAATGGCGCACATCAGACGATGATAGGTATTTCTACGACATAGAATAAACACCAGACGAATATGCCATTATTCGGACAACCATTCCCAGATAGCACAATAGGCAGTGCAATTGACTGTTAATCAATGGGTTGTAGGTTCGAGTCCTACTCTGGGAGCTTAGCGCTTAACTGCTAAAGCTAATAAAGCAACGAATAATGCTACCATGTATATATTATACTTCTCGCAGAGAAGAATTAAAATATGAAATTTGTAACATGAAAAAATTCAGATGTACGGTGACTATTTAGTAATAGATGACATATTAAAGGTGGCGGACCGAAAGATACTATCCCACCTCACATCCTCTCCATCCTTTCCATATCGCTTCTACCCCTCTTATAAAACCCATGAGGGATTATATGAAGGGGGTGGATTTAATAAAATGGAAAACTCGGTATTTTCCTTTGTTAACCCCATCCAATTAAGTCATCATTTGTATGATTCGACTGAAGAAAAATCATCTCCGCATTTTTCAGAGTTTGTCCCGCTCGTTATGTCACTTAAGTCATATTTCGGAAACTATTCATTATTAAGAATGAAAGTTAATTGTAGCTATATATTGTCTGAAAGAGATTTAAACCCGCAAAATTTGATGACCTTGCCGAACCTTTATCCCCCGCAGATTCCTCATGTTGATTTTCAATATGATAACGGTTCAATCCCCAAACATTGGGTATGCGTTTATTACATCAATGACGGCAATGCCCCGACATACCTTTTTGACAAAGATATGAGAGTTGTAAAGTCAATTGCACCCAAGTCTGGAAGAGCGTTGCTCTTTGATGGACAAACATATCATGCTGCTTCCAACCCGCATTTTTCCGATGATAACGCTTTGCGTTATATCGTTAACATTGCGTTGCAACCGGAATTTGCCCCACATGGTTGTAGCAACGCATTATCCGAAAATTTTTAATATTTTTAGAAAATTGAGTACATATTTTTTCTGTGTTACTCGTTATTTTAAGATGTAATCTATTTTGTCTGTTTCGGGGGTCAATGGCGGGTGTTTCGATGTGCTTCAGCACATTGAACACCCGCAGAGTTGGGTTTGGAACACTTCACGCTTTTAGTGCATCCCCAAACACGCTTGCTATGGTGGTGAGTGTCGGGGCGAAACCGAAGTAGCAACGACAGAGAGGCAGAAATGGAATGGTTCCTTTTGATGCTCGCCCTCACCACAGCCGTTGGGTGTGGGGCGATTCTCATCGACGGATGGGATGAAATGTTCCCCCCCCGTCTCGAGCGGCAAGCGCGCAAGGTCGCGAGGGGATGGGATGCCTACGAAAAAGCATCCCAGAAGCTCGAGGCAATGCTCGATACCGACCGCGAGAATGCCGAGCAGCGTCTCGGGTTCGCGCAGGGCGTTCTCGACTCGGTGCGCCTGCGGCAGTCCCAAGGCTTAGGAAAGCCTACTCGGTACTGAGACCCCCCCCCCCCCCCCCCCCCCCCGTGGCGGGGGGGGGTCCCTCCACCCCATCCATGCCCTGCTATCGCCAGATTTAATACAGGCGCTCTTTCACCATACGAACGTGGGTGTGCGTGTGAGGCTTCAGTTCACTTGAACACCCACAGAATAGGGGCGATGCTCTGCTCACTTTTCGTGCATATCCGAACCCTCATGCTAAGGTAGGTGGTGTCGGGGGAAACGGAAGTACCCCGACCCGACAGAAAGAGAGGTCGCTCATGAGCGACGACCTGAGTCGGGCAAGGCAGGGTGTCTTCCCCACGGGGATGGCTACCTACTGGCACCACCGCACGGTGGAGCGCATGGACCTTGAGACGGCGGCTGAGGCTGTCTCACTGGCCATGTCGCTCTCGCTCCTCGACGCTCCGAGCGTCAGGAGTGAGGGCGCTCGCTGGGGCAATCGCTCCCGTGAGACGCTCCGCCAGATGGAGACCTACTACGGGGCTTGGCTCCGTGGGGAACTCCATCGGGCGGAGGCCAAGCCTGCCCCCCAGAAGTGAGCAATGCCCCCGCCTTCGGGCGGGGGCAACTCCAATCCATCCGATACGGTCAGCTCTCAAGATTGAATATACGTTCGCAAACGTATCCCATTGCGTGCTTGGCGTGCTAGAAAGGCTTCAGCTTTCTAAACGCCAACTGGTACGGTACTCATCCATTTTCACTTTTAGTGCATCCCCAAACATACTTGCTATAGTGGTTGATGTCGGACAGTAGCGCACGCGAGCAGCGTCTCGGTGTCGGGGAACGCGACCTTTACCCCTGAGGGAACCTAGGGGGTAACGGAAATAACGGTTCCCCTGTAACGCCCGCTCCGCGGGGCGTTGCAGGAAAGATGGCGGAGACCCACGTGGGGGTGTGGCGGCTATCTTGCCGCCGCCCCCACGGGGTTTACTGCAACCCAATCCATGCGGTCTATCTGCAAAGTTGAATATATGTTCATTCACTATGCATAAGGCGCTGGTGTGCAAGGACGCTTCAGCGAACTGAAACACCAGCCAGCGTGGATACACAGTTCAGACGTTTTTAGTGCATAGTCGAACTCACTTGGTATAGTCTTTATTGTCAGTAATAACTAGACCCCACACGGGGAGAATGGACAAGAAATGGCAACAAAGGACTACACGCTCAGCGAACTACTAGCGGAGCATTACATAAGCATCGGAGCGAACGGGCACGACATCATCGTCAGCATTCTTGACGACCTGCGTACAGGTGCAGTCATGGAAACGGTTCGCAACATCGGTGAAAGCGAGACCGCCGCTATCAACGAGCTAACGAGCATCATCGTGAGCATCGTTCAAGGTAACCACCTAGACGACACACGCTCGGGAGACGGTTGGTGACAGTTCTCCCCCGCCCTGCGCCCCCCGCAGGGCGGGGGAACTTCAACCCATTCGGTACGATCAGTCGAGATGATTGAGCATATATTCTCTCACCATACAAACACTGGTGTGCAAGGCAGTCTTCAGCGAACTGAAACACCAGCGATTAAGGGGTCACCTAATGTTCTCTTTTAGTGTATGTCTAAACCCACATGGTATAGTGTTTGACATGGGGAACAACCTGGTGACCGTGAATGCGGAACCGAACCTATACCCCATCAGGCCAATCCTGATGGAGGCTCTCGCAAGGGATACCAGCACAGGCTGGACCTTGCTAGACGGGGTAATCGTCATGGAGGAAAGGAATACTCTCCAAGACGAATACGTTCGTCTGGTCGCCGACGAAAAGGCGACAGGGCAAACCCACGCAGGCAAAAAGCGAGACATTGCTCGCCGCCTGCGGACAATCGCCAGACTTCTGGCGTGAAATCGGGCGGGGTCGAAAGACCCCGCCCTTTTTCTTTGTCTTTGGATGGCGTTCATGCATAGGACACGATTCTTTGAATATATATTTCTCATTACATCGCTGGCGTGCAGAGGGTGCTTCAGCGCACTCAAGCGCCAGCCGTACTGGACTCGTTCCATTTTCACTTTTAGTGCATAGTTGGACTCACTTACTATAGTACTGGTTATGGGAAACAACCTGGTGACCGTGAATGCGGAGCCGAAAGAACACAAAAGCATCAATGAGGCACTACTGGCGGCGGTTGAGCGTAGCGGTTGGGTCAAGCCCGACCGCCCGATGTCTCGCCTTCCAAAAGGCGGGGCAACCGTGGGCGACATCATTACCCTGAATGAGGAGCGCCTAGAAGCGCTTTGGAAACTGGGCAACCTCCGAACGGAGGCGGCACGGGGCGCAAAGAATGCCACTCTTCAGGCGAAACTGGTCAGGAGAATAAACACGATTACCCGAATAATCAATGCGTTTGACGACGCACAACGCCGATAGTCTCCCCAGACGGATAACCCCCTCGCCCTGTTGCTCGGGCGAGGGGGTTCCGCCAACCCGTCCCGTGCGGTGCAATCAAAAAATTAAATGAATATTCTCTTCACTCACTATTCGGCTGGTGTGCGAGAGGTGCTTCAGTTCTCTTAAACACCAGCGTTGTTTATAATGGTCTATTTTCTCTTTTAGTGCATAACCTAGGTCACTTGTTACTATTAGTCCTGTCAGTAATAACCCCAACCGAAAGGCGATTATGTTTGGAGAAAATGCAAAGAATGAGCAAGTCGGATTAGTGATGGAAATGTCAGTAGGTGTTACGGAGTATGCCGACAAATTGGCTGCACAATCGACACCGCTTGCACGGCACGCAGCGTTGCAATTACACAATTCCATGCGGTCGGTAGCGGTTCTCACCGTACTCAACGCAGTGAGGCAGGAACCGATTACGAAAGACTACCTTTATCGCATTGTGTTCATTTTCCAAGACATTCTCAAGAATGTCTTGGAATACGAAAATGCAGGTCTGATTGTCGAAGTCGACAACCTTGACAACGAAGATGTGAAGATGAGCGACTTTCTTTCGGCACTGATGTACGAATTCACCGAATTGATGGATTGAAAAATGGGGGGCTTCGGCCCCCCATTTTTTTTGTCTTGATGAATGGTGTTCATCAACGGCATGGCTTTCTTGAGTATGTATTCTTTCAATACCTGGATGTGCTGGTGTGCGAGGAAGCTTCAGCTGCCTTAAACACCAGCGCTGTTAGGGGGTAGGTGTTCTTATTTTTAGTGAATAGCCAAGGTCACTTGTTATAGTGTTTCACATGAGCGACAAGCCCAAGGTGACTGCTAAGGCAGAACCGAACCGCAAGGTGAACCTTGCGGAACTGCAAGGAAAGATTGCCAAGAAAGGCAAGCCCCCGTACCGTGACCCTGCGTTGGCGCAAGACCTGCTGACTCTTGGTGATGGCGAGGCAATCTTGTGGGTTCAGGCAACCGTGAACGTCACGGGAACCGACCCCAAGGCAATCAACGCCGAAAAGATGAAGTGGCGCCAACGTGCTATTTCGGTTGCCGAGGGTGTGAACCTCAAGGTTCAGATCAACTGGTCAACCAATGGCGAGATGTACATCTCGCTCAAGAAGTAAAAGAAAGGAAAAAGAAAAGGGAACCCGAAAGGGTTCCCTTTTTTTTGCCCAAAGTCGCTGGCGTTCTGGTCGCGCTAAAGCGCTTTGAACGCCAGCGCTGTTGGACAAACCTTTGGTCTCTCTTTATTACACAATTACTAATTCCTTGTAATAATTTAATATTACTCACAATATGTAATCGGGCTGGCGTGCGAGCGTGTCTTCAGCGCGCTTAAACGCCAGCGGAATCGTACTCATCTATTCTTCATTTTTAGTGCATTTCCAAACCCGCTGGGTATAGTTCTAGTCGTGGCAACACAACAGCCGACCGCTAAGGCGGAGGCAAACCGTAAGGTGAACCTGAAAGACCTGCAAGGCAGTTTGTCTAAGAAGGGCAAACCTCCCTATCAGGACAAGGCACTAGCGGCAGACATTCTGTCGCTGGACCCAAACGACGCTAACGACGCATTCGTTTGGTCAAAGGCGGCGGTCGTTCTGACGGGAGACCCAAAGAAGGACAACGCCAACAAAATGCTGTGGAGACAGCGCGCCATTTCGGTTGCAAAGGCTACGGGTATCGTAATCCGTATTCAATGGACCAATAATGGAGAAATGGTTATTTCACGTAAGGGGTGAAATAATCAAAAAAGAAAGGACCGCCTTCGGGCGGTCCTTTTTTTTGCCCAAAGTTGCTGGTGTTCTGGTCGCGCTAAAGCGCTTTGAACACCAGTTTGTTTGTCTTCAAGTTGGGGTATGGTTTATTACAAATTTACAATTTACATGTAATAAATTACATGATGTTTCAAATCCTAATTCGATTGGCGTGCATGGAGGCTTCAGCTCCATTGTGCGCCAACCAAATTGGACTCTAATGGTTATTATTTTTAGTGCATATCTGGGGTCACTTGTTAGAGTAGTACCCGTGAGCACAAACAAGGTGACCGCTAATGCGGAACCAAAGAATACTCATGGCAATACCCCGAATGTCCGAGTCAACCTTTCCCAAATGGCTGGCAAACTTTCCCGCAAAGGAAAGCCTGCATACAAGGATGAGGCATTGGCAAAGGATATTCTGTCGCTAGACCCGACCGACCCCAATGATGCTTTCACCTGGGGAAAAGCAAAGGTTTCCCTTGTGGATGCCAACGGCGAGTCCCGTGACGAAGCCCAAATCAATAAGGAAAAAATGAAGCACCGCCAGCGAGCATTTTCGGTCGCAAAGCAGTTGCAAATCGAAATCCGTGTGATTTGGATGGTCGATGGTCAAATGGTCATCGCACTCAAAAACGACAAGTAATTAGAAAGGAAAAAGAAAAGGGAACCCGAAAGGGTTCCCTTTTTTTTTGTCTAAAGTCGTTGGCGTGCGGTCGGCGCTAAAGCGCCTTGCACGCCAATTAGTTTTAGAATTATCTTTTGCAAAACTTTAATATTTATTCAAATTACAATTAATAATGTAAAGACTAATTAAGTTTTTCAATATACGATGGTGTTCAAACGATAACTTTATTTATCGTTTGAACACCATTTGGATTTGAATTATTATTATCTATACTTTAGCACACTGTCAAATCAGATTCACTCTTTGTTACACAAAAGTTACAATTCTAATTAGATTCACTATTAGGCCGCCGATACCCTTGGGATAGACCTGTGATAACTATGATCTTTCCCCCCGCTTTCTACACTACAATTTTGCCGGTCTTTAGGCAACAGTTTCACCATAAGAATACCCCTAGAGAGTATTCACCATTATAAACCTCAAATTACAGCGGGGTAAGTCTGTAACTATCTATACCAGAGTCTGGAGTAGAATAAATACAATTAAATTCATGATTAGGTCCATAATTAGATTCGTAATTAAATTTGTAGTCGCCAATTATTTACCTTAACGCAAAATTCGGCCTTCACAATATATGAGCATCAAAAATATATTAAAATTCGGGTTAGATATGTCTATATTCTCCTCTAGAGATAGAGAGTAGATAGAAAGCAAACAAATGTTCGCTTTTTTGATAGAAAATGATAGCATTTTGCTATATTTTTACTATAAATATTATAATTTTCTTTATTTTTATGCTGTTTTTAGGCACAAAAAAAAGGCTTAAGAATAAGTTTTACCTTACTCTTAAGCCTTAAATTTGGGCACGCACACCCATATAAATATAATAAATATATTTATAGTTGTGTACGCTTCACTTGCTTTTGATTAGTTATCCACAGGTTTTGCTAGTCATTCACAGTCATCCACAGGTATATCTATATCTTCATCTAATTCACTGAAGTAAAAATATTCGAGAGTATCTCTATTCATACTCTCTACTTTAGCGATAGATTCATCTTCAGACCCCGCCGATACATAGATATTAGCTATGATTGTTACCCTATAGTTATTCATCAGTACCCGATTTTTTCAAACACCTATGGGTAAAGATATCATCTATGTCTAATCTCTCCTTGCAACGACTACAAAAGAACCCCATTAACCTTTGTCCCGCGTCTGGAGGACTAACAGAATTAACCTTTGCATTTCCCTTAAGGATTCTCATCTCTTCAGGGGTAGCAAAATCCAAGAATCCGTTTTTATAAATAAGAGTAGTCATTTCCCGCCGTTATCCTTTCCGATAATTGAAAGCCTACTGATAAGCTCAGAAGCAATTTCAAGATCAAAATTTTCAATTTGATCCCATATATCTGGACTGGTATTAATTGTAATCCAATCATCTTTGGAAAGGTCAAAAATAAAATTTCCTCCCCGCAATTCTTGCTCTGTAGCAATCATAAAACGAATCTGATCACCATCAAAATAGCCGACTACGGGGAAATAAAATTGGTAGTTTTCCTTATTGAAATCACTTGAAATGGACATAGTATTTTGCCACCCTTCGCTGTCATTTTCCTAATGATAATTAACCCTGAATATTGGGACATTAAATTATAGAATCTTGGTATTGAATTTGATTCATTTTTTCCAACCAAGCCTGTGTATTGAGACTTCTGCAATATGTATTAGCTTGGTACTGCCAGTCAAATACTTTTTCTATTTGAACTTTTTCCTTATTAATACACCTCCAGACTTCCCATTGGAAAGCCGCTGGGCTTTTATGTACTTCATAATAAATACGCGATATTTCTTCTGTTATCATATCTTTCCTTTTTAAGAATTTAAACCGCAGTTTTGATATTAAATTTCATAATTAAATCCTATCATCATATCTGGCAAGATAGGGGTTTATTCTAGCCTCAAATTCTCTATCATCATATTCTTTTTTCTGGAATCCACCATCGTCCTCGCAGTCATGACCATAATAAAATTCACTTGCTTCTTCTTCATTAAGAAGATCAAAAATTCTTCCACACTCACCGCATACTGTTTTTGTTTTCATTGGTACACATCCTCAGTATTTTTTCTAATATCTCCGTATTTCCACTTAGGCAAATCACTAATTGGGTATTTATTTATCCAAGATTCATGAATTCTCGTATAATACATATTGTCAAAATATTTGAATTCTCCATTTTCTGCAAAAATCCAGTTCTTTTCATCTAGAGCAACTTTCCATTGCCAAATATGAAAACTGTCATGGATTCCCTGCAATTTCTCAAGCATTGAAAGTGCTTTCTTACCCATATCCCATTCTGGATTAGATTTTATAACAGCATCCTTAACCGGGGTTGCATAAACTGATGCATTTTCTAATTCAGTGTTATACCAATTCTTGTCAATAATGCAGCCAACTGCACACATTAGTAATGGACCAGTTTCACCATTAAGTCAGGTCTTGCTCTATATGAGCAAGAACCTTCAGGATTAATGCTTTTTTGATTTTGAGTTAAAAGGTGATTTTTAACCTTAAGAAAAATATCTTTATCTGTTATTGTTTTCATTGATTAATACTCCCTATGATAATTAATTGTTACTTCTAATTGTTTAAATACAAAATAACTGCACAAGATATAACAACAATTACTCCATATTGCGATAAAGTACGCAACATGAATACCTCCTAATTTGGCTGGATTAGCCTGTATTTTGCCGTCTGGCTGTTCTAATTAATCTTCTCTGCTGATGAAGTCAAAAAGATATGGTAGAAAACTATAAACTTTATTTTTACTATAAGTAGTATAATTTTCTTCAATTGATGCATCAATTTTACCACTACGTTTCATAGCACTTTTTGATGAATCCAATACAAGCCTGTCGAGGTCGAACATGCTTTCAGCAGTAAAATACTGCTGCATTTTGTTAAACGTTACCTCCCAATTTTCAACAGGAGACGTATCATGGATTCTTTGAACAAGAGTAAGCATAACTCTAGATTCATGGTTTGGGCTCCAGTTAGGATTTGAATTACAAATTGCATCCCAAACTAATCCATCATCAATGTTCACCCCCTCAAGACCTGCACTATAATACCGACCAGAAATAATTTGACCAATAGCACACTTTTTCAATCGATTATCATCATCAGGCATATGTTCAATGTATGAATTAATTCTGTCATTGATATTATCAAAATAACTGTCAGACATTTGGTAATCATTAAGGTCTTCATAAACTGAATCTTCGATAACTTCAGCAGTCACCTTTGCTTCAATTGCTTCGTATGTTGATTCAGATAAACCGCGATAAGAGCAATCTCCATTCCTCATTACAGACTTGCAACCTTGCACTAAAAGACCATCTTTAATCTTTTCAAAAATGTCATAATCAGTAACTACTTGAACGCTCATTTTGCTTCCACCTCTTTCTTTTGGAACTGGTTTAACCACTCTACTTTGTTCATAAAAGCCTCTCTGCCTTTTTCGCTGTAGACACCTAAAAGATTTCCATCAAGAAGGCTGTTGATTTCTTGTTTGATTTTATTGATATCACGGGTTGACCAGTCTTCAGACTTTGAATCTGAAATCATCTTGTCAATTTCTATACGACCTCTGTTGTATTTGCTGTAGTCATCGCTCATTTCATGTGTCCAGTCAGCACCAACAATTCTCTTTGCCCATTCTTTATGATCCACTTTATGCCTCCGATAGAGTAATTACAAAACTGTTTTTGTCTTTGTTGCCAAAGAATTGACCAGGCCCATTACCTTCAAAATCGCGTGAAGGATACAGAACTGAACCATCAGATAAAACAAGACAAGTTGGGTTAATTCTTTCATAATAAAAAGAATCCCATCCCTCTTTTCGCATCTCGGTATCAGTCATTGTTCTAATCATTACAATACTTTCACCACAAGGCCATTGTGAGTCTGTTCTAAGATTAATAGTGTCTTTCATTTTATCCTTCTGTCTTTAGTCTTTCGATATAAATTTGTTGATACTTGTCTGTTTGTATTTCTCCATCTACAGAAACGAGATAAGCAGTAGCCGTAATAATCTTTTTATGCATATAAAAATTAATATCTACTTGATCACAATACGCACACCATTCATCAAATTCATCATCTAATGAATAAGATTCAAGCTTGTCTCTATAGGCAGAGATATAACCTCTAGCGAATTGTCTTAAATCAAAGGTGGAAATATTTTTATGCAACCGTTTGAACTGGCTCTCCACTAAAACAACCTTTCTGAACAAGAATTTCAAAAAGCAAACCCCAGGCTGGGTCAGTATTTTTTGTAAGATTATTAAAATCTTTTACAAGTTTATCGCCAAGACCCATATTTGAAAGATTTTTCAAATACTCAGTCAAACCTGACTTTTCAATCTTCTCAGTTGTTGAGACATCGAAATGCTTTAAAATTCCACTCACAGGATTCTTTACATAAAGAGCAACACAATTCTGAATAGGAATGATTAAACTAAATGAGCCATTAATTGCACTTTGAATTAATTGTTCCGATTCTGCTTTTTCATCTTTTTTTGCAACGAATTTCTTATTTGCTGGTTTAGTTGCCATTTACTTTTTCCTCTTCTTTCTGCGTCATTTCTTTAAATTCAAACTTATAATAAAAAAGCAAGCCTTTTGCATCACTAAGTGAGAGTGACGGCCTACGCTTAACAAATCTTTTAATCCAATTAGTAGATGACTCATATCCAACATTGGTAGAAAGATTAATATGCTTAGTAATAACTTCTGGAGAGAGATAGACGCGAGACGTATTCACTCCATCGAATTTGCTATACAAAAAGAAGTCATCAAACCTTTCATACATCTTCCATCTTGCATACCATTCAGAACAATTTGTCTCAGTAATATTTCCAATACCTACTGATATAGAGCCAAAAATAAGACTCTTTGTTTCTGCATTAACATCTGAAACTTCTTTTCCGTTTTCCTGCCAAGTGACCCAAAGTTTATCTGGATTGTCTTTAAAAAACTTAACTTCTTCGGTACTCCAATTAAGGCTCATGAGTAAATCTTTTCCCACTCATAAGAAATTGCATCAACAATTTCAACAGGTACTTCTGTATTATTTCCCTCTTCATCAACTTGACCAAAGAGTACAATGTCGCCAGCAATATAATCTCCAAGCAAAATTCTTGCACCAGAGTTATACCAAGCATTTGTTGCTAAAATATTCTCATCAAGACTAAGAATTTTTCCCTCTTCGTTTATATAACCCTCTGCTTTGTAATTGGGAAAATAAACTGCTTCAATCAAACCTCCTACTGCTTTATTGATTTGATCATAATTCCATTCTTTATTAATTACTTCATATGTGCCATCTGTTCTTACCAGTAAAGCTTTCATTTATTACCGCTCCTGTCTCATATGTTTAAACATTTCATCCATTGCAAGCCTATTTGCTCTTTGATAACTAAGTTCGTGATTCCTAAACTCTTTTATAACAACACCGTCAACAATAACGTTTGCATCAAAAGAGTTCCATTCAATCAGGATTCTATCCGTTATTTGCTCTACAGCCATATCATCCATTTGTTAACCTCCAATTTATTTCTTCATGATCTATTGAATGGATTGTTCCATCTGCGACAAACATAACGCTTTCGTATATTTCTCCATTAGATAGAATTCCATCATTATCATTGCCAAGCATAGCTTCATAAACAATACTTTTTGCTTCATCTTTGCTTTCTGCGTTTACGAAGTATCTTGCAAAAGTAACAACTGTATACGGTTTTGTCACAACTCCTCTCCATTTTCATCTGTGAATATGAGTTCTTTTATATTTGCTTGGTGCCCATAGCCACAAGAAAAATCATCTTTAGCCCATTCTTCAATTTGTTCCATTACATCTTCCATGTCTGGTTCTTCCTTATTATCGGCTCTAAGCATATCTACAATATCTTGAACTTGATAAGTGATACTTTTTATTACATTTACTCTCTCAGGAAATTCATTAGAGTTCACGACAATACCCCGAGCAACTTATTCTTCCACATAGTGGGCATCCATCATCATAATCATCCTCATCACTATCTTCATCATATTCATATGAATCAGCAGCGTCATCTAGTGCCTGCCTTTGCGCTTCTTCTTTTGCATCAAGATAATGATTTCTAACTACTTCCCGATAATCTTCATCGGCAAGAGTATAATCATCTCTATCTCTTTGTTCTATCATTAGTTGTCCTCTGGAATACATTTCTCACAAATAAAAGAACCGTCTGGTTTTTGAAATACATCCATATACATCCAGTTTTGATAAACTGTATTGCAAGTATTGCATTCTATATCTTCATCTAAATTTATTCTTTCAGAGATATCTCTGCCAGTTGCTTCAATTATTTCAGATATGTCTACCATAGAAATATCTCCCCAGTCAGGAGTTTTAAACATATTTGCAAGTAAATCCATTGCATGAGCATCAGAAATAATCATCACTTCTAAACCTTTTAAAAATTTTGACTCCATTATCTCTTAGCAAATAAGCAATCTGATCAATACATTCCCCATCATCAACTGTTGATGGCTGCTCTAAAATTTCTACAATTTTATTTACAATGTACTCATTGTTCTTATGCTGGAATTCTAATTTGACTCTTTCTTTCCAAGCATAAAGTTCTGCAACAATCTCATCAAAAGATTGTTTTAATGGATACTCACCTTTATCATTAAGTAAATTTTGAAGATCATTATCAAGGGATATCCAAGATTCATATAAACTAGATGCACCATCTACAAAACATTCAAGATTATACAAGAACGTATTTGTTTTATTTTCTCTACTCAATGCTTTACCTTTCTTTGTGTATATATAAAAAAAGAACTAGGCGAGCGTCAATATCGCTTCTTACATTATTAGATGAAAGGGGGAAATCTAATACGTTACCTAGTTTCGTGCTTTTAGTAGGACTCGAACCTACAACCTACAGATTAGAAGTCTGTTGCTCTATCCATTGAGCTATAAAAGCAATTAGCATATTTATAATATATATACTAAGCATATGCCAGACTTAGTATAAGTTTTATAATTACACTTTGAATCCCCAGTTATTAAGTCCACTTGTTGTTTGTTCCAAAAGAAACTTTGCAACTTTAAGATTGCAGTGTACATCAAATAAAACTTGCAAATTTTTTGTACTACAAGTTTGTTCAGTTAGAGTTCTCCAACTGCTGTTGATTTGAACAAGACCAGAATCATAAGTTCCGTTCTTGTTTAGAGTCCAAACAATCTTGCCGTTCTTAAATTTTGCATTAATTGCCTTGGGATTGCATCGTGATTCTCTCCAAGCAATGTAAGAGAAAATCTCAACAGGAAGCCCGTATTGTTCAAATGTCTTTTCAAACTTAGGACACCTTTTTTGTTTATCGGTAGATATTATTTTATTAACAATTGCAATCTGCTTGTCAAGTCTTTTATTTAAAATCTCTTCTTTTGCTGCAGCATGACCGTACCACGACGAAAATACAATTAAAGCAAGAAGAGTTCCACATAGAAATTTATTTATGCGCTTCATTTTCGCTCCTTTAGTTTAGTTCCTTTTCCCAAAGTGTTTTCTTTACACAATGGTATTAGCTTTCGCTAAGGTGTGCGAAACGAGGTCATAGCATATTTATCTACAATTCAATGCTCACTCGCTTCACGTTATATTTTGAATAGGCATCACCTCCATAAAATGAATAAATACAATTATATCAGTTAGAGTTTTAGGCTCATATATAGTTTAATCAAAATCAAAAACTACACGACCAACAGATGTTTTCATTTCCCCATTGTCAAATACATTTTTCCAAACGTGCCCATCTTCTCCACGCCAAACAATATAACTATTATCTCTTACATATGGCGCGATGACTCCTAGGAATAAATCTTGTTGACCGGTTTTATCATCGTAATGTAAATTAATTATATTTCCATATTCATCAAAACTAAGATCAAAACCAAGGCTTTGTAGTATCTCTGTTGCTGTCTTCAATTTTGCTGGATAATCTGCATCCATCCAAGAAAACCATTTTTCTGGGTGATAATCTAAACCAGCAGGTCTAGAAGATTTTACATCAGGACCAAAACGGCCTCCTGATTTGAGTTTGTCATACTTGTTTAACAAACACATATCTTTGTATGCTGATGGAAAGTGGCGCTTACTCATATAAAAATCAACTTCTTCTGTGCTAATGTAATACCCCATTATGTTTCCTTTCTGTTGTTTACTTTATAAAGTACCGCATCAGGGAATTGAACCCTGCAAATGGATGTTTATAAGACATCTGTGTTCAACCAGCTCACCCATGCGGTAAGATTTACTTACAGATTAATTTTACTCTTTTGTGTCTAATCCATCGATGAAGTTTTCAATAAGAAACTTTGCATACTCTGGTCTATTTCCAAGCATCTTGCTAAGATTTTTTCTGCTTTGGTTGTACATATTATTATAAAACTTAATAGTTTCTTCCGTTGATTCAAGACGAGACTCAGCAATCATTTGTATCATCATGTACATATGTACCATTGAACCAAAGATAATACCAGGAAGAAAAACTGGATTATCAACAGCATCGTTCTTATAAGAATCCATCAATGTTGATAACATAGAACTACTATCTGGTGATGTATGTGCATTAAAAATTTGCATCGCAAAATCTGTAAACAAATCGTCTTGATGCTCTTTGAATGGTTTGACTTCCATATCTAAATTCATATTATCATATCTGCTTCCTTTTTGCTTGGTTTCCGTGGGCATAGTGGGATTCGAACCCACACTTTATTGATTTTAAGTCAATTGTCTCTGCCTATTGGACTATATGCCCCAACCTTTATTTACGGGTACATACTACTAATAGTGCTGTAGTTTTTCCAGTTTGCTAATATATTTTGTAAATTTATCATAAAAGTTTTCGTGCCCTTCTTCATGCACTTTAGAGTGACATGATTTACATAAGAGAATCAAATTACTAAGACTGTCACTACCACCAATAGAAACTGGTTTAATGTGATGGACTTGCATATTATGTTGTTCTATTTCATTAAAGCATGACCTACATATTTTTTGATCTCTCTCTTGCACAATAGTTTTCAAATCAATTGGCACACCATGTCTGTATTTACCATTCTTTCTCTTACGTTCTTGTTTTTTGTAATTGGAATTTGTTACTTTTTTATCTATAGCTTTGATGCATTCTGGATTATTACAACATCTTTTCTTACGGTAAATAAAAGTATTTGACGATGAAAATCTTTCCATGCATCCAGCACAAATAACAAATCTATCTTTCGTCATTATTTTCCTTATAGACGATTTTTATTTCCGAAGAAGCGTCTAATTTATTGAAGACTTCTTCATAGTTTGCAACGTCTTCAATTGTTTTTCCATCTTTAATTATTTGAGAAAAATAATTAAAGTTTTTTGTTATCTCTCTATAAGTTGTTGAATTTGGATTATAGAAATATTCTTTGACGAGTCCAGGGTCTTTTTGCTTTGTCGAATATTCAAATATTCTTGCAAACCAATTATCTGGTTTAAAACCAAACTGACGTTCGCAAATACGATTGGCTTTAGACATTACTTCTTGGACTGCGCTTACGTCATCAATTTTAATTGGGAATCTGTACTCAACTACAAAATAGTTTTCAAACTTAGGCATTATGCACCGCCCCCCATAATAACAGCAGCCATTATAACTAATACGATAATAGCAAGGAAAGGGAATAGAACAAAAAATAAAATTGCCATAGTAAACCAGAAGAATTTACCGTACACCATCGTTAATATCTCCAATACTAAATGCTCCCCGAACTGGGAAATAGATGCCATCACCATCACTTGTGATTTGACAAACGCCCTGTGGGTCAATTGCTCCAGCATTTGCATTGACAATGACAATGTTATTACCTACATTTACAATATATGCATTAAGCGTTTTTGAATATTCAGCTAGGTATTTGAAGTTATCTAAAAAATAAGTATTCTTATTTAAGATAATAACTCCACCCTGTGCTTCTTCAAAAATAGAATCTTTATAGAAGTCGGTCATCAATTTGCCAATTCTTGTATCTGCCAAATCTCTGAATTTTTTCCCAGCGATATCGTGGGAATCATTAATACCCGATGAATAATGATCATATTCATGAATGATTGTTGCAACAATTTCAGAAACTGAACCGTAATTTGCATGGCTCTCATCAATCACAATAATTCTTTCTTTATTTTCATTTGTAATCAACATGCCAAGAACGCTTTCTTTTTTTGTTTTAAAGGTTGCAATTTTATCCCTTATATGGAAAAGACCTGGCTCAAAATAAGTAGCAATATCAATTGCCTTAGTAAGTTTAGGATATTTTGAAGTGTCAAAGTCTGTCTCATAATCAATATGCTCTCCAAGAATGCTCGTCACATTTTTGAAATTGAAAGCTTTCATGATATTAAGAGCAGAACGATTTTTAACAATTACGGGTTTGTACCCACGCTGAGTAATTGACAGAATTGATGAATCAGAATTAAAATTACCATCAACGATGATACCCTTTCCATCAGTCATTTTATTCCAAACGTCAATCCATGATTTACGGGCATCTTCATTGATATGATATTCAAAACTTTGGCTCAGAGTTGAAAGCCTTGCAAGTTCCCAAATATCTGATTCAGTATCTGCATCTATAAATTTCTCTAGATACTTTTCAATAACTTTTTCATCGGTTGTATTACCAATAATTTTTACAATAGCCCAGTCTAAATCCCACAATGTTTTAATAGTACGCTCTTCATTAAGTTCAATGTCATCGATTTGGTAATCAAATATACTGTGGTATTCTTGATCAGTTTTTACAAGAATATTCTTGCAATAGAACCTTGAATCCGAATCAATTTTTTCTAAGATTTTACCCCAACACATGTCAGCAAGAACATTACGATTCACAGAAAAGTAGTTGTCGTACTTTTTAATAATGCTCATCAATTCAGGACTCGCTGAAATATAAACAGAAAATTGACCCTCAACTGGTTTAAGCTTTTCCATTGAAGTTTCGTCATCTGTATTAACAGTAATGACGCATACATTGTACCAACCATTATCTATAATTTTTGCGTTGTCCATTGCATTAGCGATTGGTTCACGCAAAATTTGAAATGGGTCTTCCCAAGAAAGAATACCTGCGTCAAGAGTGAAAGATGAAGACTTTTTGTAATCATCATATTGATAAACTACACAATCAATACCGTCTTCTTCTTCAACAACATAACGCAAAGTAAATGGACCGTTCTTGTCATATCCAGTAAAAAACCATTCAAGGCCTTTTCTCAAAGCAGCAATTGGTGCATATTTAATACCAGAACCAAATTGTCCAATTGTATTATCATCATTTCTTTTGGTGCTAAAGCCAAGTTTTTCTAATGCAATCCTACTGACTTCATCTGCCTTGTTTGTAATTACAATATAATCTAGAAGCATGTTTGCCTTTCTTTTAGGAGTGGGGGGTTTTACCCCCCACTCCATTGATTGAATTAAGCTATGTTGTTATTAAGATTATTCAGAGGAATAATCGGTGCTTCGGCTGTGTTTGAACCAAGCAGTTCTTTGGCTTTTTGGATTTCAAGTTCTTTGAAATACTCGTTTAACTGAAGATTATAGTTGTGAATAATATCTGGAGTTGCAATCTGAATCCAATAATTTTTTTGTTCTTCAATGATTTTTTTCTCAAATATTCTTTTCTTTGCCTTGTCCAAAGCACGTTGAATATCTTCTGCAAAGTCATCGTTTGTGAGGCAGAGATATCTAAAGGCTTTCTCAACTGCTGCTGTAAAAGCAGAACCTAGACTACAAGTATAAGAAGGAGCATAATTATTTAGCAACTCTTCTGCTTTATTATCAATAATTGCCAAATCTACATAATCATCTAAATCTATATTTCTAAGATGACTTTCAATGTCAAAGTTGTAACTCATCCAATTTTCAATATCATTGGTAATATCTAAAGTTTCCACAACAGAATTATGAACAGACTCTGAAATTTCTTCTTTCAACTCATCTTTCATTTCATCAAAATTAATATGAGTAGTTACTTCAGTAGCAAGATGATCGTAATCAATTCTTTCATCAATGATATTGCCAATGTAAGTCTCGAAATCAGTTTCGCTTACGCTAATATTTGCATTAAAATCCATTTTATTTTTCCTTTATCTAATTTTTAATAATTTGAATATAGTCAGTCCAGCCAATTAATTCACTTGCATATTGCCATAAATAACTACCTTTACGGACAGGTTTATCTGCATAATCGAACCAGTCCTGATAGACATATTTCATACTTAATATTTCATTATCGTCATCGACCGTTACCTCAATCCAATCGGCAGGTCCACCCGTTGACAATAAAATTTTAATAACTCTATAGGAAGAAACTTCTAGTGCAAGACTTATAATTTCTTCATACCCCTCAGACGATATTTCTTCATTATCTGATGATAATTTTTCATAAATTTCTTCAAGATCATTTTGTCTCGAAGACATTGCACCATCAATTCTTTCAGCACACGTTGGGTTAGATTCCACTTTTTATATCCTTTTCTGCTGATTCAATTCCTGATTCATACTCTTTTAATATGTCAACATTGAAGCGTTCATAGTATGCACCAATCATTGCTTCCGATGGAACTTCAATTTCATTTATTCTTTTGTGGTAATAACCAACAGCAAACCAATATTTCTGAGCGTATTTTGCCCCTTTCATTACTCAACCTCTTCCAACTCAACAATATCTTGGGTTCTGCAATACCAACAAGTTGTTTCAATTGTTTTTCTGAATAGAAAGAATAGTTGTTCTTCTTCGTATTTTGCACAATTTGGGCACGTGAATTCGTTGAAGAATTCATCAGGACCAGTGATTTCAATTTCATTACCAGATACCCCAGGCGGATAGTTTGAAGACATTTTTACTTCCAGATTTTATTTACTTCAGTTGACATATTGAAAGATTCAATTCTATTGACTCTTAACTTAGAGTTGTAACTTTCAACAATAATGAATGGAAGAGTCGTATACTTAATAGGGCCTGTATTACGAACATTCATGATTTTTGCTTGATTAAGCATTCCATCAATTGAGTTAAACTTTTTGAGAGTATTCACAATCCTGTCTCCATCAATTGCTTTGCCATACTTCTTAAATATTATTGCAAGCGCAGTAACTGCATCGACATTGAATGAAGAAGAATGTTCACCAAAAGCACTCTTTAATGATATTAGAGCATACCCAGTATTTAGATGACCGGCATTTTTATAAATTTCTTTAAGCGTTCCAATGCCGCGAACGACACCATTACCAGGAGCATTAGATGCTTTTAATCCAAGACTTGAAAGAATGGAATTAAGACCCATAGCATCCTTATCATTTGCTGCAACTTGTGCTTTAAAAATATCAGAAGTTTTCGGCTTCGTCCTGTCTTGATTAATCAATGTAAAAATTCTTGCCTCATCTTCAATAGAAAGATTAAAATAGACAAGAGCATTTACAGTTTTATTTTCAAAACCAAGAAGCCGCAATGCTGCTATTCTATGACCACCGTCAATTATTGCAATAACATTGTCTTCACGCGCTGAACAGATAATAATACCAAATGCATCAGGATCAAAATTCCGAGCAATGCTTGAAACTTTTACTTCATTAGGAAACCTCTGATAAGTTGAATCCAAATACAAATCACTTACTTTAACAAGTGACTCCATTGTTGAATACGAACCATCATCAAAAGATTTTGCTCCTTTGACTATATTTTTTCTAGTGACAATAGGTACATGAAGATTATTTTTTACTTCTGACTTTGAAAGTTTCCCATCGAAGTTCAGTTCAACTTTGTTTTGGCTTTTCATTTCACTCTCCTGTGAAAATTGTGTTTTTGAATATTTCTTTTACTTCAGTAACGCTTTTGTTTACAAACAAAGATGCTTGCAACTTTGTAATTTTTTTGATTTTTAAATTCTTTTTTATAGATGATCTTTCTTTTGAAGAAAATGAACCCCAAATTCCATAAACTTCTTCATTATTAATTGCAAAGGTAAGACAGTCAGCAACAACTGTGCACGCTAAACACATTGCTTTTGCTTGAATTGAACTTTTTTTATTACTGATAGGTGAGTTTGTTTCTGCAAAAAAGATTTCTCCTTTGCCTATACATAAAGCTTCATCCATCCAATTGTTATTGCTAACTGTCATCAAACCTCCTACTGATTTTTTTCAAAACTATTAATCATTGGAATAATTACATTATTATCAAATTGTTCAAGATAAGATTCTTTATTATTTTGTATAACTTTAAACAGCGCAATTACGTGCGAACAAAGTGCACTAATTACATCAAGAGATTTATCATCATACTCTTTCCCCTCATCAACTGCTGCATTAATCATATGCATAATAAATGCAGCAGTTTGACTAGGGTCCTCAAAATTTGTATCTTTAATAATACGAGTTACTGTAATGAAGCGATTGAGAAATTCATTGTCATCATCATTCAGACTCATAACGTGATTGCTTGTATTCAAATTATCAAAATCATCCATGTCAAACATTAGTACCAAATTTCCGAGCCATTTGCGTTTTTACTAATAAATTCTAACCACCATGAAGCATAAATCCAATCATTGATAAGACTATTTTCTTCTTCAAGATTTCCTTTAACTTCACTGTAATTCTTTACATAATTAATCCACTCTTCTGTATAATCTCTCATTGTCCACGAAAGATTTAGACAGTAACTTTCAGAAAGTCCTTCACCATCATCTGTTCCTTCCCCATAAAAAGCTGAACTATCATATGGAAAATCAGAATTGAAATTTGACATACTGCCAGTAAGATAATTTCCATACTTACCTCTATACCAACAATCTGTACCAAACATTCCTAAAGTTGCTGCTGCATCTTTAGTAAGAGGATTTGATTCTTTTTGATTTTTCCAAGGACAACCTCCACTCTTTTGAGTTTGTTGACAATCAATTTGTTCTTCTTCATTTATAATAGCTGTACCATGTTTTTTACATGGATATACTTTTGGTATGTTGTCAAGTCCCATTATGCAATTAACTTTCTCAAATGATCCATCAAAGGACCACTTGCTGTGACATCTTCATCAAATATAGAATCTTCACCACTAATTTCGAGTGCGGAACCAATAATCTTTGAATCCTTTACAGAAGCAGCAAGCATTAAACGTACTCGTCTACGTTCTGGATTTTTACTTGGTGCTATTTCTTCATCACTATCATTATTAATTGGCGCAGCCCAGCCATAAGTAATAAGGCCAAGATAATCGAAACTGGCATGGAGTTTGTCGTCATCAACATCATCAATTAGTGAATAAATATCACCATGTTGGTGAATTAATTTAAATTCAAATTGATTATTAAGACTATTAAGCCCATACATTTTTGCATTTTTTTCATTACGATCAAACAAAAGTGTTTCGTGGATTTGTTCAAGAATTGTATTGTTCATTCGCTTTCTTCTTCCTTTGAGTAGTATTCGTATAAGTATTCTTCATCAAAATAATTAGATATAATGTCTCCCTCTGTTCTTTCGACTTCTTGTCCATTAGCCCAAATATTTCTACCACAAAATCCCATTCCTGGTTCTTCATAATAAAGACAGAATATAAGATTAGGATAATCGCCTGAGGCTTTGTTGAACAAATCTAATGCAGGACCCCATGCTGTATCAAAATTAAATCCAATACTGGCAATACCACCACGTTCAGAAACATGCTTTTCTTGAGCAACAAACAAATTGCTTTCTTGCCATTTGGTTCCCCAATTGTCAATTCGCCAACTATACCAATCAGCATAACCATACTTTTCCAGGTTAGCTTTTTGTTCATCTGTTGGATTCATTGGAGCATTACCAATTAGCAAATCAGCAGGTGTTGGATAAAAGTTTTCAAAGAGACAATATCCATCTACAGATTTGTATTCCTTTTCAGAAAGGTGACTTGGGACTTCTTTGATTTTAGAAATCAAAATATCTAAGTCTTTTTCTTTACCAGCAATTACTAAATGATTTTCACACCAATTAGGCATTATTATTCTCCCTTTTAAATATAATCTTTGTCTGTAGTTGATGATTTTAAATATTAAAGTTGTAATTCATTTATTTATCTTCTTTATTTCGATAATGATAATTTTTAATTAAAAACATTAAAGAGATTCCAATTGAAATTAATGATATGACTAATGTAGTTTTCATATTAATCAAAAAGTGAAAGTTGATTTTTATTTGCTATGATTATTTTAATGTTTGTAAGTTCTTTTTGATTTGTCCATTCATCCCATTCCTCTATTGATTCAAGATTCCACAATTCTAAGTGATAAACGGCGGTTAAGATTTCATCATCACTTGGATAAACATCGGCATCCACATCAACACAAATTCCTAGTTCATCCGACAAATATCTGTAGACTTGAGAAGACCAAGATTCAATGTTCGTATCAATCATTGATTTAATTGAGAAATGAAGATCTTCTAATGCATTAATTGCAGCATCATATGATCTTTCACTATATTCTCCATCATCCCATACTGGGTAATCCAGTAGTTCGTCTTTACAAGACATAGCTTTTATGAAAGCTTTTGTAATATTGTCTTCTGTTATTTGTTTGTTTTCTTTTAGAACACGAACACACAACCTATCGACATGACCTACAGCCCAATGATTATAAGTTTCAATTCTAAAATCATCAGGGAATTCTGCCATTAATTCTCTAGACATTAAATCAAAGTTCATTTCATCTAGAATGCTAGAGTCTCTGTTTTTGTCAATACCACAAAAACCCCAGGTTACAAACATATCATTTGAACCCCAGTAACCGAAGTCCTCTGGTTTCTCAATAGCATCATTTGCACACCGTAAAAGGTTTTCAGAATAGGACCAATTCATTCTTTAATCTTCGTTTCCGTTGGGGGGGATTACCAACCATTCATTTTGTTCGTCATTAATATTGTTATATCCATTAAGTTTTAGTTCACCATTAGCAATACGCCTTAAAACATCTGCTGCGTGCTTATTGTCAATATTCCAACTTTCATTTATCATTGGCAGAAATTCAAACTTGTATTCTTCTTTGACTTGAGTCCAGATAGATTCGACTCCGCAAAAGAAAAGATTTGTCGCTTCTTGATCATTTAGACCAAGATATTCTGTAGCAAAGTTTCCGACACTATGAGAATTATAGTCTGTATCACACATTTCTAAAAATTCATCATATTTTTTTCTATCTTCGTAATAGAAAGTTGTTGCAGCCCAGCCAGCAATACATGCTGTTGTACCACAATTCAATTGTTTAGGGAAAGCATCACGAGTAAAGTTTTGAATATCAAACATTTCATTACATGGAGAGTCTTCCCAATAATCTCTAGAGTCATATTCAATTATTTCATTAGTATCTGTATCGCATTCTTGAACCGTATCTTCAAAGTAATTGCCAAACCATGCACCCATATGAAATTGTTCTTTTGGAGCATTTTCAATATAGTCTGCAACTTTGAGCATATTCTCTACATTCATTGTTTTCTCCTAACTTTGAGTATATTTTCTACATTCATTGTTTTCTCTGTTTCAGTTATTCTTCTCGCCAAATTGAATTTTGCAAAATGATAGATTTATTTTGGACTGGAGCAGGTTCAGATTTATTTGAAAACAAACAAGGCTCAGATTCCATCATCAATTTAATTAAAAGATTTGGTTGAACATTTATAATTTTTAATTCTTTTTGCTGTTCTTTAGCATATTCTTCTATGTCATAAGTATCTCTGCTGGTCATTTTGATTTTGCTTTCTGTATAGAAGAAACAACACCATTGGGTGAAACTTCCCAAGGTTTGGATTTCTTTGGTTTTGTTTCTTTTAAAAACCGTTGTTCAGTAGCAGACATACCATAAAGAATTGCTCCTGTAAAAGCAATAAGAAAAATCACCGCTCCAAAACAAAAAAGAGTTGCTTCAGACACGATTACCAATCCCTATCTTTTAATGCAAGCATAAAAGTACCAAGAGCAAGAATTGATGGCACCCAAATACCAACATAAATGCCATTAAGTTTATCTTCGTTAGTGTCACTACTGAAGAATAGTGAAATGCTCAAAATCAAGCCAGCAAATGCTGCAAGAATTGTTGTTGATTTAAGTATCTTTGTAGGTTTCATTTTTTTCTCCGTTTTGTTTAGTTATTGATAATAGCCATCAAGGTCGTATTCAATTTGTTCATTTTCACTGATAATGGTATCTACATAGGCATTAGACAAATCAATTTCTTTATTTGCAATTCTTCTCAAAAGATGAACAACATCTTTCTTTGGGAAAACCCAACTATCGGTATTACCTGTATCAAAATCCCAATCATATTCATCCCGAAAGGCATGCCAAATAGAAGGATTTTCACAATAAAATAAGTTGCCGTATTCTTCAACACCAAGATCTAGATAATTAATCGCGGTATCTAAAACATTTAAACCAGCAACGTAAGTTTTGATATCATTGTCTATCAGATAGGAATAAAAAGCCCAACCTGCAATACAAGCAGTAGTTCCGCAATGCATTCCAAGAATTTCAAATGAACCTGTTTTGTCATCTATTTCAATCTCAAGGACACTTGTTTCACCTTCAACAATTTGTTCCAATGTAGTGATTGCAGTTGCTTCATATTCATCTGTATTAATGTACTTGCCGAACCATGAGCCCATATGAATTTCTTCATTTGGTGAATTTGCAATAAGGTCAGCAACTTTTAAAATGTTTTCTTTATTCACAAAACACCTGCTTTCTGTAATTCTTCCAATGCTTCATTATCCCAATGCTCTGGGAGATTTTTATCAATTACATCAAAAACATAATTATAGCCAGATTCGTTGTCATCTACATATTTTGCAACAACTTCACCGTATTGACCAAAATCATGTTCAAACCATTTAATTGAAAACTGAACATCATGTTCTTCTGCTTCTGGAAAAATTCTCTCAAGCTGATTGATATACGCTTCCATTTCGATTTTTGCAATTCTTTTAAAATCGTCATGGTTTATTTGTACACAATCTTCTTCACAAGGAACAGGACCAAGTGTATTATAATCAACTCTTGATTTAGCCATTCTAATCACCTAATTCTTTGTAGTAGTTAATCCATTTATTTATAATTGAACGTAGCGTTATATTGTTATAAATATCATGTTCGTATCCATCAGAGATGCTTTTCCAATCAAAAATTTCTGGATTCAAGCCCTCATTTAATGCTAACTCTGTTAGTTGTTTTTCAAAAATTTCCCAGTTATCCATTAGTATCCACCACCGCTTTCTTCATCTTCAAAATAGTAAGTATTGCTTGGATAAACAGATTGGTCATAACAAACTGGACAAATATTATCGTCAGGTTCTTCTTCAAACACTTCGTAACAAATGAGGCATTTATAAACTTTCATCAACGCCCCCATCTAAAAACTGCCATTTCCAATTCCCATTCCTCAAAATCAAAATTGTAAGCAATGTCATAATTAATGTCGTATATTGGCAGTTTTTCTCTTTCAGGGAATTTAATTGGATTGGCAGAACCAAACTTATCGCGGATTTCTTTACGCCAAGAGTTGAGCATTTTTTCTGAAATATTGTTTTTCACTTATTTACCACCTTATGAATATCGATTCTTGCATCATACTTAAGTCTATAATTTGTACTAGATTCAGCAACAAAAGACTTTTCTATATTAGGAAGTTCATCTCTACTAATGAACAAAATTGTATCTTCAATTGCAATATCTAGGCGATAGCCATCGTATGAAAGAAATTCTTTAACTGCTTGTTCAATTGAATCATGTTCTTCTATTTGTCCGTATTGATTTCTTGTATAAAACTCAGTCATTTTATTTACTCCTTTTATCAAAGTGATCTTTTGTGCCATAAATTGTTTCTGTTGTCCCCTCTTCAAAAGTCCAAGAGTATTCGCAACACAATGGATAATCGTTTGCTCTATACGAAACAGAATGCCAACCTTTTTGATTAGCGTACTTTGGAATCATTCTAATTAGCTTCAAAGAACAATCATGGCAAAGAGTAATTTTCTTTTGACAACTGTTCTCAATATCATCATGGAACAATCCATAACCACCAATTAAATATACATCCAATCCTCTTTCTGGAGTTGGAGCATTGAATTCATCTACTTCATATTGTTTTTGACACATGTCGCATATTGTTATATTCATGCCCTTTTCCTTTTTCCTTCCCACAGTTCAAAGTTCATTTATGACTTTAACAAAGTCATTTGCTTTTGACCAAAAAACTCTAACTTGAAGATTGTTATAGTGAGCAGATTTACGAATTGCTTTATTAACATCTTCTTTTTCTTCTTTAGAAGAAGCTGTTATTTCAATTTGCATACATTCACCAACTCGAATTGCAGATACTTTTCGATGAATGTATTTTTCTAAGTCTGTGCTAAATTCAACATACTTTTGCATCGTCAAATTTACCTTTCTTTATTGTGGATATTCATCATAGTCATTTTCAAGCTGAACACAAAGATAGTCTTTGTCAAGACAGTCTTGACAAAGATTTATTTCATGCTTTGGGCTTCGATAATTTGCAATTGCCATTTCTTTGTATGTCTTTGTTTGAAGACATTCATGACAAACGCATTCTTTGTTTGCAAGATTTTTTTTGAAATACCTTGCTCGTTGTTTTGCATTTTTGGAATTACGCTTACGCTCTGATTCAATTTTTTCAAGCATTTCAGAAATCAGTTGAGCTTTGAGTTTGGTTTTTTCAGCCCTTGTCAAGGTTTTAATGTATTCAACTCTGAGCCCTTTTGTTTTCATGAAGCTAATGATTTGATCTGAAGTGAATTTATTATTCATGATTGTTTCTCCACATTCTTTACTGCTCGGTACATCTCAACTGTTTTTTCAATCAATTCGATTGCGCGATGATTGAAACCACCAATATGCCAATAATATTTGCCATACGGTGTCTCACACATTTTCCAATCGTAAATGGTTGCAATTGTCCCATCTTCAAATTGAACTACCCATTCGCAAGTTACTTTTTCAAAGGAATAATCTTGAGGGCCATAATTTGGTTTACCAAAAATTTCAACAATTTCATCAAATGTTGATTGGACATAGCCTTGAAGACAAGTACCATTTGCTTTAATATTTTCTGCTGTATTAAATTTCATTATTTTCTCCAGTTTTCAATGACATAGGCATTAATTTTTTTATCAATAGTTTCACAATGAAATGGGTCATAAGGAGTTGAACGAATTTCATTTGCAAGTTTTGGATTAACTTGCCTAAGGACATTGAAATAAGTTTGCCCCTCTTTACATTTTGGATTTTCAAGTTTTGCTTGTTCAAATTTTGTCGCAAAAATTGAAAACTCAAAGAAAACATCGTACAAATCTTCAATTTCTTTTTCTGTCATGTGTACTTCTTTATTTCGAATTTTTCTTATAATTTTTTCAAAGTTATCATCATTCATTTTTTTCCCCTAATCGTTTGTAATCAAGTCATTTCTGACATTGAGAGTTTTTAATTCATCTTTTTTAATCCAGAAATAGTTGCTCTTATGCAAAAGAGCGGGAGTATAGATTTTTCTAAACTCCCGCTCTGACTTATCAAGTCCTATTTTTTGACAGGTTTCTGATAAACAATACTCATAGCCTGCTTCTAATCGTTCATCAATGAATTCCGACGAACAATAAATACAAATTGCCATTTGAATTACCTCATTGCTTCCCTACGAATATCTTTGAGTTTATCTGGGTAACTATGCCATTCTTTTGCAGCATCAAAACCAACGCCTTCACCTGGATGATTATCTTTGATAATCTTTTCAAGAGCAATCATTTCTTTGATTTTCTCTTGTTCTTTTTTGCTCAGTATCATTTTATCCTTTCTGAATAAGCCATTTACCCTCATCATTCTGAACAATTTGAATTGATGTATCAATTTGCAAATCAGCAAGCAACTGCAACTGATAATCAATCAGTTCTTTTCTTTTTTCACTATCAAGTACAAGATAGAACTTCTCATTATCAAAATCAAAGAGAAAACCATCATTTAATGATTTACGAATTGCATTACGATTCCAACTCATAAGCAACTCTGTGCCTTTGTCATCACCCCAATAATTTCTTTCACTCAATGGAGTATCAAACAAACTCTTTGTCTTTTTCTTTGCTTTGCCACGCCGAATAAGTTTGTCTTGTATTTGAGCAAGGTTTACTTTTGTATTTTCCATGTTACTCACCAGCCTTTTGATTTTCTTCAGGAAATTCATTACTTGAAGTCAAGTGACTTGTAATATTGATTACTTCATTACCAATTTTAGCAATGTTCATTGTATTTATACACTCACTTGCAATAGCACTAGCAGTATGTTTTCTGCGAGGACCAAATGAGGATTTAGAATAACGACTGCCATCTGGATAACCAACGGGCAATACTTTAACATTCTCATCATCATTTGAAATGACTTGTTCTGTAAGGTTTGCTAGACTCAATGCATTAAGGATAATACCAGCATTGAATGTATAACCAAGGTTTGTGTAAACCTGATACCATTCGCAACCATTATCTAGCATTGCATCTACACGAATGACAATACCATACTCATTATCATCGTCAGAAATGTCAATACCAATAAGTTTGTCACAAATGACATTATACTTGGACTTTGAGTTTGCATTACGATTACTCATAGAACCCCCGTTCTAAATGATTTATCTATGGATTTGCAAAACATTATCATTTGGGTATCAAATGATACCCCAACGACCCCAAAATAGTATCACAGTCGGGTTCCAAAGTCAAGCCAAATTGAAACAAACCAGAAATTTTTTTTACCCTGCAGGAAACTCTGCATTATTTATTAGTGAGAATATTAACGAGCTAATAAATGATTTGGTGGAGCTTCATGATCGCTCAAATAAAAGATTGCCAAAGAGCTTGATAATCGGTTGATAAATGATTAAATAAATAATTTACGGGGCCCTATTTGAATTAGATTTATCTTAATTTTTAGTATGCAGTTCACAAGCCATACACACTTTTTATGTAAACCTGATTTCCAAACACATTTCACTATTTCTTTCGTTTATTTTTTTTCTTCGGAAAAGAAGGCGCAGGCTTGTCTACATTACCTTTTATTACATTGTCTTCAAGAAATGTAAGCATTGTTGCTTTATATTTCATCCTGCCAATATGAGTCATTTCTATTGATGGATCAACCCATACTTTACCACCGATTTCTTGCCAGTATCTACAAAATCCATAATCTTCAGAAAGAAAACGATTCTTCACAGGTTCAACATAAGAATTGAAAAAAGCATAAGACCAGTTTTTTTCTTCTTCTGTAAGCGAACCAGTATCGTCACTATACTTGAGTTCTGGATACTTCTCAATCATCTTTTCAAAAACCGATCTTTTAATAAGCATAAAACCAGTTCCTGCATCATAAATCTCTATAGCACCATTATCAACATTTAAATTAAGATTCTCTACGCCTGCAACCGGATTAACAACAAATCTCAAACTTCTTTCTAGCAATTTATCTGCCGGAATACCGCGTTTAACATTTGCTTCAACACGATTCCAAAGGACATCTTTTATTGGATACGAGCCAGTCATTATCTCTTTATTATGCCATAAAAGTTTTAAAATATCTTCTGGTGAGAAACCTAAATCAACATCAATAAACATGATATGAGTAAACTCTGGGTTAGCCAGAAATTTGGCAACTATGTTGTTTCTAGCTCTATTTATAAGAGAATCAGAAATTGTTGCAACAGAAAAAGTCAAGCCAATTTCTTTGAACATCATTGCTGTTCTCATCATTGACATAAAAGTAGGTTCTGTAATTAGTTGATCATAACATGGCATTGCAATCATTGGATGCCATGATTTGATTTGTTCATTTGTAATTTCAATTTCTTTTTGTTCAAAAATTGTCATACCGTGATTATACACAAAAAAAAGGCCCTGCATTGCTGCAGGGCCTTTTTTGTTTACTTCTTTGTCAGGCTTTTGTCTTGACGTTTGTCTTGACGGACTTTATATCCTTTGCAGTAACTGCAACATCTGCCTTCTTGTTTCCGTTAGTCTGGACTTTGAAAAACAAAGAATTAGTCTTGCGGTCAAAGTGAATAGTAACCTTAAGATTAAGCTTCTTTGCTTGAGCACGAATTCTCTGCTGGAGAGAGTTGAACTTTTTGCCTTCTTGAACATTTTCAATTTGAAATGCTTCTCCATTTTTTGAAGATGCAGTCAAAGAGTCAATAATCATCTGCAATTCTGCACTGGTTCTACCAGTACGGGTAATTTCAGGAAAAGTATCAACTTTTTTGATGCTCATTGTGGACATTTTTGGCTCCTTTATCTTTTATGTTTTGGTTTATATTTTTGTTAATTGTGGGTAGAGACACCCTTGCAGTTACTAACCCTAGCACCTACGTTCGCAGATGCAAGTCGAACAGCAAAATTATTTAAAAAATTATTATTCTTCTAATGTATCTATTGAAGATTCTTTTGAATACTGAACAAAATCTCTTAGCTTATTAAAAGAAATCTTAAGTGCAATATTTTCCATCATTAATCTAGAGTTAAGCAGCAACAATTCGTTTATGATTTCGTCTGCTGTCGGTGACAAATCTTCTGTTTTATTTTTATTATCTGTTTTATTGTTATTAGCCATCATAGCGATTCTAACCATCTTTCTATATCGTTTGCTCCCACTTGCTTTTTGCTGTAGGCAGGGGTCATGTGTTTGACAGAACCATTATACAGGTTGACATTGCCGAATTCTGGTATATCTTCATCAAATTCATAGTCAAAATCTGAACCAAGGATTTCTATTGTAACTTCTGATTCAACTCCAATATTTTGAATACAATTGTAAGTGGCACCAGCAAGAGAGTCGGCTAAATCTTTTGAACCAGAATTCGGGTGATCGATTTTATTATTAGAAAATAATCTAAGTTTGAGCAGTTCTTCTTCAACAAGAAGTTCACTCCAATAACCCCTAAGTCTTGTATCATAAATTGATGTCATTAATGTGTCATAATCTGTTTTTTTAACGCTATGGAAGTCGGCATTGATGCCTTGTGCTCTTAAACTTTGTATCATTTCAATTGACTGCCATCTATCAAATGTTACTAATCCAACATCGAATTTACGGCACAAATCAACAATCATTTGTCTTACAGAAGCAAAATTAATTTCTTCACCTGGTTTAGCTTCCCAAGAATAAATTAAATCAACATTTACAACAGGAAGATTTTCTACACCCATTGATGTTTTAACTTCTTTTAGTCCTGAACAATGAACCATACATAGAGCAGATCTATCTCTTTTAAATCCAAGATCTATATGTATGAAACGAGTATGAGCATCTTTGTTATTAAACCACTTTTTAAAATTGCCCTCCTCGTCTATTGGGTCTTCTCCATAAACAAAAGCTTTTCTCACAAGATCCGCATCTCTAAAATATGCGTCTTCCATATTTGGTGGTTCACATTCAAATCTTGCTTTTGCTTCAATTGGATTTCTTATGTATTCAGATTCTAATTGTTCTCTCTCAATTGTTGGATTCACTTCCCAAGTGGCAGCTTTTATAAACCAGGTTTTTGGTTCGTTCTTGTCTTTTGCACCAAAATATCTTTGCTGAATAAAATCACCTTTGTATCGCGGGAAAGAGAGCAAAATAACTTTGCCCACTTCTGGGAACCTTGACATTACAGATAATTTACTCATATTATAAATAGCAGAAGCGGAGCCTTTAGATCTTGTATCTCCTCTTACTTCGGCATCTGTTTTGAATGCTGATATCTCATCCAAAATAATTGACATAACTTCATAACCTTCCCATCCTTCACTTTCTGAGTGACCTGAGAAACAACGTACTGGTCTAGAGAAAAAGAATATTTCAGAAACACGTGGTTCAAAGCCAACCGAATTGAAATATGGTGAAGAAAGTAGTAGATTCTTCAACGGCTCAAAGAACACTCTTTGAGCTTGCTGTGCGTTTACAGCAAGATTTAACAAATCAATATAAACACCTTTAGCTTTACCAAAATAATTTAAAGGATCTCTAAGACAATGAAGTTGATAGGCAGTATACGCAATAGATATTCTGGCACAGTGGTCTTTGCCAGAACCTTTACCTAACATGCAAATTACTTCATTGTCTGTATATTCTTTATAATATTCAAACCCCTTTTTTTCTCCCATTATTTTGGCCAGAGTAGGTGCTTTAAATATTTGAGTGCTGTGACGGACAATCTCTAATTGAATTGGCGATAGTGGAGGTAAACCTAAATATTTTTTATCTGTTACAAATATTTCAATTGGAACAGGTTCTTCAACTAATTCATCTTGTTTTAACAATTTATCAAAATCATCAAAATTTAAATTTATACCAAGATAATCAGGCATTGCAATAGTTATCCTTAAAAATATAACATGTAAAGGCCTTTTTTGACTTCACAAATCCTAGGTAAAGACCGTTTTTGACTTCACAAATCCTAGGTAATGGCAAAAAAATAGGTCTCAAATTATGAATCATCATCGACCTCATCTACATCAATTGGTTCTTGTTCATCCATTATTTCAAATGCAATTGCCAATTCTTTACGAACTTCTTCTGCAACTTCTGGGAATTTAGAAATAACATCACGCAAAACCCTTGAAAGCACTTGATTAACATTTTCAGCCTTTTGCATCCGACCAATGTATTCAGCATCGGAGTTATTTCCTCCCATTAATTTATGCAATTGGGCTTTTTTTGTAGCAAGTTCTCCAGCAAGTTTAATTGCTTGAATTCTTGCAGCAACCATTCCGTGGTCAGTTGCAATGTTAATTGTTTCCCAAGCCTCTTTGCTCAATTCATCAAATTCTTTAAGAGCTTTAATTGTATTAAACTGTATTCTTTCAAGAAAATAAGGGTCTTCTTCTGCTTGCCTGCTAATTATTTTTTTATATTCTTCAATATGTTCTTTGACAGCATCAACATTGATTGACATTAAAGAAGCAATTTCATGCAACGAATATCCTTTGACATGCATTAGGCCAACATCTTCAACATCTTTTATTTTTTCAATTAAATTTTTACTTTTTACTTTTTCAATATCTGACATATTCTGTCGTAATATTCCTTTGTTATGTTTTCCCAAGACCATTGATCAAAATAAGAAATAGCATTGTCATATGTAAATTTAGAGATTTTATCGTAATTATTAATTACATACAACATTTTATCACACAAATCATCGAAATTTGGCAAAGCCCATTGCCCACAACCAGCATATATGCCTGACATTTTATTTGTGCCCCATGAATAATCTAAAGGAATTGATAAATGTGCATATTCAGTACAGGAAGTAGCGTTTGTACAAATTGTAGGAATGCCTTTAGCAATCGCTTGAAAAGGCAACATACCCCAACCCTCACCGCTAGTTGGATAAATCAAACAGTCTGCTTTGTCGTATATTTCAGCCAATTCTTTAATTGAAACATCTTTTTCAATAACTTCAATATTTGGATGATTGTATATTGAAACCATTTGCCCAGAAGAGTCGTAAAGACGAGCGTCGGGAGCATCTATGCTTTTATAGATTAATTTATACCGATCATCTTGACCAAAAAGTTTTACAAATGCATTTACCGCAATCTGGCTATTCTTTCGTGTTGATGGAGAGCCTATGCTAAGAAAAGTAAATTGATAGTTTTTTAATTTTCTTAAAACTGGAAAAAAGAATTCAGAATGAACTCCTAATTTAAAATTGTAAACATCTTTGTTAACACCAGAGTCTATAAAAACATCTTGGGCCCATTTAGATGTAGTCCAAATTTCATCCATTTGATTCATTCTTTCAACCCACTCCTCTGGAAGGCGGGTCGTTTCCCAATAAGTAAAACCAACATTATGGTTGGCTCCACTTGCATAATCAAGCGGAAGTTTGTTATTTATTAATAAATCACAAGATGTATCTAAATTATTTTGTGATTCGTACAGTAAATTTATGCGATTATCTAAACAATGCTGAATGCTTGGTGGTATTGCACAGTTTCGTTCAATATTTAAACCAAGAGATATAAGATTTTTATAAATTTCGTCTGTTGAAACTTTATATCCTTCATTGCGAGTTTGTGTAGCGCTTATACTATTCCATATAATTTTCATTATTATTCTTTTGGATCAAATGCTAGGACTTTACCGCCCTCGCCAGCAGCTTTTTCTAGTTCTTCAATTGAATACCCATGTTGTTTAGTAAATTCAACACGATAATTAAACCATCCAGACGTTCCAACCCAAAATTTTGGATCAGTATCTTTTGCCAATTTTTCCAATTCCTCCGATTCTAGAAGAAAACTAAGAACGCCAAGAGGCATGTAGAGCGTCATATCATAATTTTCATGTTTATCTTTTGCATAATTACGAATTATATCCTGGAATTCTTTAACTATTTTTTGGACAGGCTGGCCAGAATAAAAATCAATATTGCCATAAGCATTTCTTTCTCTTGGGCAATAATTATCAACTGGAGTTACTGTGCCAAAAGAGCGACATACAAACGGCCTAAAGCCATATATGCTACACCCACCTTTATAAAAAGCACAATATCTTTTAGATTCACCACCAGGCTTCCATGTGTCATCATACATAGCTTCTTTCAAGGAAGTAACAACATCATCCATCCACTGGTTTGCATACTCTTCGTTTTTATCTTCTACATAAAGATAATATTGCTGAGTGAGTCTAAAAGCTATGTTTGCACATTCAAACATAGGTATAACTAAACCAATATGACAGCATTCGCCAGAACCAAGGCACTTGTATTTTGTTTGATTTTGTTTAGCCTCAATAATCCTGATTTGATTATAAATCATATCAAGCCGTGTAAAATTTACAATATCATTAGCAGTAACGCTTCTTTTCATTTCCAGTTCCCAAAACCTTTTTTTCTTACTCTATTGAGTTTTCTTTGTTCTCTTCTTTTCTTTTCAACTTCTTGTTGCATTGGTGATTTAGGCTTTCTTAAGGAAGTTGAAGAAAGATTTCTTCCTTTTCCTCTGTATTTAAGTAAATCATATTTTTTACACCAGTTATATACAGCTTGTGGAGTAACTTCAATATTATAAGTCTGTTTTAGAAGTTTACAAATATCTGTAAGATTCATTCTTTTCTGAACGTAGTGTTCGTATAACCATGATTTATCTTTATAAACATCAGCCATTTTGTGTTTTCCAATACCAGATTGCTATACCTACTGCGTCAACAATATCGTCATCACCAAAGTCCAACTCATCCGTGTTAAAGTATTCTTCAATTATAACACGAACTCTTCTTTTTCTTTCTTCTTTTTTTTTCAATTCAATATTTTTTTTACGACCATCATTAGATAAAATTTCTTTATCTTTTGTTGTTAGGTTTTTATAACCAACACCACTTCTCCAAACTAGAGGACTAACATCAAAAACGCGCTTGCAAGAAAGAGAAGTAATACCCCAAGTGTAGCCAATAATATAAGAAAGAAGCCTGCTGGTTTGAAAATTTTGAATATAAACTGATTGCTCTATAATACAAACATCTGGATTATATAATTTACAAATACCGGAAATACCTATTTTTATTTGAGAAAATTTTTCTTCAATTGAAGCACTTTTTAAAAAAGAAATTTTATCAGATTTAATCAATCTGATTTTTTCCCCGTCGCGTTCTGTAATGCACCAAGCAAGAGAGTGTGAAGCTGGATCAACGGAAAGAATACGATTAACTTTGTCTTTTTTTAAATAACCCAAGGCCATACCTATACTTCGCCTCTAAGTTTTTTTTCATCCCAACCCCAAGAAACAAGTCTTTTTATATATCTCTCTTGCTTACAGGATTCACAAACATCTTCTTTATTATATGAAGACAATATAGTTGTGCAATTTTTTGTCTTGCATATTCTTTTTTTATTTTTATTATTTTTTTTTGCGTGATAGGCTTCAAGTAATTTTTTGTTAGTTACAATTTTCCTACATTCTGCGCTACAGTAGATCGAGTTATATACTTTTGCTATAAAAACTTTACCGCAATCTTCGTTTTTACAGAATCTTTTCTCTTCATTGAACATTTAAATATTTTTAGCATCCTAGAAAGACTCTTCATCCGATACTGAATTAACTCCATCTTCACCCCAACACATATTTGCAAGATCGCAAGCAACACAGTTAGCAGACGATCTCTTATATGGTTGTTTAGGTATTTTCTTATCCAAGAAGTTAGTATAGATTTTACTATACTTAATAAATAGTTTACCAATAAATTCGTTGTCGCGTTCTATATAAATGGGTAAAATTTCTTGATTATTCTTATTCTCATAAATAACATAACCACTTGGTAAGTCCAAGCATTTCATATATATTTGAGCCTGTCTATAATGCTCATCTTTAGGCTTATTATACAATTGCCGATAATGGAAGCCTTCTGAAGAAATTGACTTAAGCTCAATTAATTTATGCCCATACCAGTCAATTATTCCGTCAGCAGTCCCCTCAATCGGAGGATTCTTATAAGTAATGGGAATTTCTTCATCAACAAGAATACCCATTTCTCTAAAATAACCATAAAGCCTTTCATGGACAGCGTGACCATTGTCAAAAATACGGTATGTCTGGGGCTTAAAAGAGGCCTGAACATCTGCGCCTTCAAAAAGATAATACCAGTATCTCGCACATTGGTTTGTATAACTTGGATGAAACCCATTTACTTTTTTATGAGTTACGATATTCCTTTTAATCAAATGGTCATCAATAGCGTCCTGGAGTGATACTTCTATTTTTTGTTCTGATATTTCGTCTTTAATTGGATTTTTTAATTGTTTAAGAGATTTTAACATCATATAACCTTTGCTGCTATTTTAAGTGCGTTAATATTCTCCAATAGGGCTTCATACATTGTTTTCCATACGTCATTTACAAACTTATCTTGTTCTGACATAGAACTAGATTTACGTTTAAAAGCCTGAGATTTAATAATCATCATAGTTCTGTAACCAGAAAGTTTATTAAGATATTTAATTGCTTGCATTCCTACATAATGCTCTGGATGGTCAATAATATCTTCAATTATTTTTATGCATTCAATAAATTCTTCTGCTCTGTCTCCCATTTGTTTAGAGAGCCATTCTGTATCTACAAGAATATCTGGCATCTATGTCTCCATTTTTTATTCATATTCTGATCCTTCAATAAGTTCTTTTAAAACATTCCAATCAATAATTCCAACCTTTATATCGGAATCTTCGCCTAGAACAACGGAAATAAGGGGATGTTTATAATTAGATTTCCAGGCATCTTTGCGAAGTTTAATCCATGCATCCCTGGTAAGAGTAAATGTCTTGCCATTATGTTTATAATCAATAACAAACTGATTCATTGTTGCATCCCCTTTTTTAAGACCCCTGCCTGAATTTTTTACAGGTTTAGCACGATCACGTTTGGCTTCTTCTTTTTCGGTTCTTTTCATTTTAATTAATTTCTGTATCTGAAGATTTAGATATTTCTTTATGAAGTTGATAAATATTATATGTGACCATTACAACAATAGATATTATTAGTATCAATAGAATTAGCATATATTTAACCTTTTTACACTGTAGAGGCGTACTTGTACACCGCTTCCTTTGCCCAAAGATAAGCATCTCCATTTTTTTTAATTTCAATATTTTCATATGGAACAGCTATTCTTCGGTATAATTCCATTTTAGCGCATTCAATAGCGCCAATAATTGAATTGATTGTACTATATGACAATCCTTTTTTTTCAAGGTAATCATCACATAATGCAGTAATTATAAAATTCAATTCTCCTTCATTTTCAACACCTCTTTCTGGGATTTGGTGTCTAATTTCTTCTTTTATATAAGGCATAAAACTCCTATGCTGGGTAGTGCGTAATTATATAATCAACAGCCTCATCTAATGTTGGAACAATTTTTGTAGCCATGTATTTCATATATATACGATTTTTATTATCATTTGGACAAATTACAATGATTGGCTGATTATGCATCTTGGCCCAAGCCATTTCAAAATCTGTACCAATATAAGGTCTATTTTCTAGAATATATTCCACTAATAATAAATCTGAGCGTTCTTGCATAAAAATATTTTTTTGTGCAATCTCTTCTGGAGACATATATTCATGCTCTGGTATTGCTGTTGGGTCGTAGACGTTATATTCAAATTGTTGCAATTTAAAGCCAGCGTCTTTGCGCCATACTGTTGCAAAACTCCCTACGTGGTCAATAGCCCCAGCAAGATATACAGTAGTTTTTAAACGAACCATTTATATTCCAGACACCTTTCTATGTAAGTATGCTTTTTGAGATCTGAAGTCTATCATGGTCGCTCAGGTCAATTGAAGAGAGACCGTTCCATTTTTTATCACCATAGTTGTACCAAGCACCACGACGTTGAATAATATCCATTTCAATAGCAATATCTATTAACTCACGAACTATATCTATTTTCCCTTCTTGTGGAAGAACATAGTAATAACCGCTCGCTCCAATAGTAGGAATTTGTTTTGTCTTTTCAATTGTCCACACCGCTCTCTGAGAGGTGATAGTGTTGGTGTCATCTCTTTCCATTTCTTTCTGCGACATAGAAAGAAATAGTTTAATAATATTATGCATATTGTGATGGACAGTATTGCCCATCTTTGCTTTTGTTACCGCATACATACCGCTAAGATCGACGGTTTGATGGGCAATAAAAAGCATCAAATTACGTTCTTTATGCAGATAGTTAACAAGTTTTTGCAATAAGAAACCTTGAGATCTTGACTGTAGACCCATCGCCTTGCCGCCTTCGGGCTTGTCATAAAACTCTTCTTTGATGATGTTCGAAAGTGAATCAAACAAGAAAATATGTTTTTCAACATCATTATTTAAATACTGGTGAATGGACTTCATAATCTCTTCAACAATTGTTGATTGAACAACAACAATATCACTTACATCAATACCGCATTTTTGTGCATATTCATCATTATATGAATATTCAGAATCCACAATGACTGGACGGTAGCCCCTTGTTTGAGCCTCTGCCAGAATCCTAAATGACATTGTAGTTTTACCTACAGATGGGGTCCCCCAGAATAAATGAGTTGCACCAGTATTTAATCCACCACCTAAAGCTCTATTTAAACCAATGCTTGGTGTTGGGATTACCTCATGCACAGGCATGAGATCGCCTTTGCGTTTATCTACTAATAGCATTTCTCTCCTTTTTTGATGTTTTAATTATATCTTTATACATTTTTTAATCCTTTTCTTTCAATATAGTCATCAATAGAAATAATTCCGCTGTCGCTTTCAATCTTGTATGAATCAAGTCGAGTAAGTGCATTCTGATCCTCAATCTTTTCAAGCCGTGCTGCAAACCATGTATTTGTATTTAACAGGTGCCTAACCTTTTTAAGTGTATTGGGGAATACGACAACCTTGAAAATTCGTTTTCCGTCCCAGCAATAAAGGTTTGCCATTTCTTTCTTGGTGGATGTGATGAATTTTCTCATATTAAAGACATACATTAGTGTTTTTTCATCTTCAACATAGCCTAATCCTGTGTTGTGTAACCAGCCATATTCATGGTCATCATGCTTTTTCCAGAGCATTGCTAAATCATAAAGAGTCGTACCGTAATATTCATAGGCATCACAGAAATCATGCAATGTGCGATCACCAATCAATGCATAAACATAATCCCTTGTGGCAAGCTCTGTATTTCTATCCGCAAATACGGTTGATGATCCGGAATTATCCTCAAACTCAATGCGAAGATATTGGGGGGTCTTTTTGGTGGAGCGCACAACGGCTTTTACCAACGTCAATGGCGAAGCCGTTTCATGAAAGTCTACAAGTTTGCCAACGAATTCGTCCATCTCATTCGGTTCAGCGTTGCTATTCAATGAGAACCCCAAAACGGGCAGATAGTACTTCTCATGGTCATATGACGATATATGGCCCAATGAGCAGAACGCTCCGACTTTTTCTAAGTTTTCTCGCACGTTTGCACGCACCGAAGTCTTTTTACATCTATTGACAAATTCTTCATAAGAATTAAAAGGACGCTTTGCAAATATTTCTTGAATTGCCGATTCACCACAAAGGGCAACGTTAGACAATCCAAACTGGATGTATTCTTCATCACCATTCATTCCAACAGAAAAGTATTCATTTGATGTATTTATATCAGGGGGAACAATCTTAACCCCAATACGCTGGGCTTCCATAAGATAAGCAGTAATCTTATCACCTGCTGTTTCATTGTAAAGCATCGACCAAACGAATTCAAGAGGGTAGTTTATTTTCAGCCACATAGTCTGGTAAGACAACATAGAATAAGCGACCGCATGGGACTTGTTAAACATATAGAGGGCTGCAAGCTCAAACTCAGACCAGATTTTTTTTGCCTCTGATTTAGAGATATATTGATTATTTACAAACTTCTCTTTGAATTCATCAAAGCCAGCAGCATCACGCTTCTTACCAATTATCTTTCTAAGCCTATCTGCTTCTGACCACGAAAACCCCGCCATAACGACAGCCATTTGCATTAACTGTTCTTGAAAAATGACTGTGCCGTATGTTTCTCTAAGGATATCTTGAACAATCGGATGAGGATACCTTGGCTTCTCAATACCTTTCTTGCAATCAATATATCTTTGACCCTGTGACAATAAAGCACCTGGTCTAACAAGAGCGTTAGAAACAACTAAGTCATTAAAATTATCAATACCCATCCGCTCAATTAGATTGCGGTAGGCGGCAGCATCTGCTTGGAAAATGCCAACAGTATTGCCTTCATTAAAGTTTAAATAAACATTTGAGTCATCTAAAGAAAGAGATTGCTGTGTAACATCTATACCACGAAGTTCTTTGATCTTGGCAATGCAGTCTTTTATAACAGAAACCGTTTTAAGACCCAAAATATCAATCTTGATTAACCCGACAGACTCTGCGTCTTCCATATCGAACGCTGTAACAATAGACCTGCCCTCTCCGTTAGTATCCTTTTTTGTTTCTACGGGGCAGACACTACTAAGAGGTATCGATGAGACAACCATTCCAGCAGCATGGACACCTGCATTTCTAATCCGACCCTCAAGTTTCTTTGCAATTTTTGGAATATCAGGATACTTGGAACAAAAGACCTTGCCTTTTGGTGAACTCTCTAGTTCTTCAAGTGTTTCAAAGTAAGGAGTGATGTTATTAATTTCCTCAAATGGAACCTGATAAACGCGAGATATGTCTTTAATTACAGACTTTGGTTTAAATGTTCCATATGTCGAAATTGCAGCAACGTTATCATGACCCCATTTATCTCTTAGATAGTTCCTTACCTCTGTTCTACGCTTATCCTCAAAGTCTAAGTCAATGTCTGGATAGTCATTTCTTTCTGGATTAATAAATCTTGAGAACAGTAGGCCATACTTAATAGGATCTACTTTTGTTATGTCCAACAGGTAGGCAAGGACAGAACCACCAACAGAGCCTCGACCCGTCCCTCTGCCAATGTGATTATTATCAGCCCACTTAACAAGATCCCAAACAATCAAGAAATAGTCAGAAAAACCAAGCTGTTCAATTATTTCCAATTCTTCATTAAGACGAGTTTTGTATTCATCTCCAAGCTTTTGGGTCTGAATTGTAAATTCCGCAACCTCACGAAGATAGTGATTAGAATCAAGAACTTTAGAATACTTAGGCAATAAATTTCTTTTTGTTATGATCTTTGCTGTGCACTTGTCAGCAACTTCCATTGTATTTTCTAAATACTCCTGATCATCAAATCCAGATTCTGTAAACCATGAGTAAACAGTTTCTGCATCTGCAACATATGGATTGATCTTGTCAAACCGCAAAAACCGTTCTGGGTACATAGCATTGATTTTGTCAATAATGTCTGCATTTTTATCATGGATAATACTCAAATTATTCCGAGCAACACGCACATCACCAGCATTAAGACTGGGGTACTGAGAAACCATCAATAGAACCTCTTCTGTTCCCCGATCTTCATGGGATGGGAAATGGCAATCAGCAGTTGCTACAACCTTTTTGTTATAAGCATCAGCAAGAGATATTAATGACTCATTTAGAGACTTGGGATTCCATGCTTGGATTTCATAGTAAAAATCATCACCGAATATTTTAATGAATTTTTCTGATAGAGCCTGGGCTTTAGCAAAGTCATTTGCTTCTATTGCTTTAGATATTGCTCCACCCATGCAACCAGAAAGAGCAATAATGTCATTATCCACCACCTCTGACAGCAGATCGAAATCAACTCTTGGCCTATAATAAAAGTTCTTTGTCCAGCCAATCTGTGATATTTTAAATAACTTCTCAAGACCGGCATTGTTCTTAGCCAATAGAATTAAATGAAACCGTTCGTATTTTGTTTGAGAATCTGAATTAACAGATGGAACAAAATAAGCCTCAACACCAAATAATGGTTTTACCCCGTGTTTTTCACAGGCACTTTGGAACTTTAATACACCACCCATTGTGCCGTGGTCTGTTATTGCTGCTGCATACTGACCGTTGGTACTTGTAATTTTTGCTATTTCAGTTGGTGTTGACATTCCATCAAGCAAGGAATATTCGCTATGGCAATGAAGATGGACAAAATCCATTACGACCTTTCAAGGTTTAATTCATAAAGACTGCCCACACTCGGCAAGTCATCCCAATATTCGCTATTGTACCATGCCCGTCTCAAGACTGCGTTCATATTGTTTTCTTTTAAAAACTCAACAAAGAAAGGACTATCTTCTATAAAAATAGAATTTTCATTATCGACATTTGATATAAAAGAATATTTGTTTTCAAAATTAGAATAAATTGGCAATGAACACGGTATACGCCAGTCATCAATGTTTTTATTTAAAATACTTTGATGGTCAGGAACATCTCGCTCGCTAACAGCGCATATGTTATGGCCATACAAAAACCAAGAATTTAATTGATGATAAGCATCTTCAAAACATTTAATATTTTTCCAAAAAATATTTTTTTTTATTATTTTTGAAATAATATCGTCATGCTCATTATTCAATATCCAATTTGAATAATCATATTTATCATGACCTTCTTTTTCACAAGCCCTGTCTAAGGTTGCTACTATATCAAAAATAACGCCATCCGCATCAACATAAATTTTCATTAAGACCTCTCAATCTGAATGGGGGGGGGTACCCCCCCCCATTCAACAACATCACCAAGTGTCTTTTGTAATTTCACCAGTTGTAAAATATGCCTGCTGCTTTTCATACGGAAGAGTTAAATACATATTTTCCAAATCGTGCATTGGCAACTTCTTAATATCTTCTGGGGCATCTGCCACAGACAGAGGGATTAAACTATAACTGGTGTCTGAAGCAGATGAGCCAGTTCTGGAATACTTATAATACTTATCAGTAATTGTTCCAAATTCCTTAGCATACTCAATGAGTACAAGCCCAATATGATTTTTGCTAAATGTAGTGTCAAGAACACGCGGTTCCCAAACACCAGGCTCTATCTCAACAGCAATATTAATAAGAAGATGCGGTTTTGGCTTCCAAGCCTTGTCGTGGACTGACTGTTCCGTTGCCCAGCAACGGTAGTTAAATTTTTCAAGGGAAGAAGTCGATGCCGCTCGCCACTTCCAATTAATTGGAGAAGTAACGACTGGAATAGTAATCCCAGTCCCTAACTCTTCATTAAAATTAGTGGAGTCTTCGGTAAGTTCTTGGCGGAAACGAATCTTAAAAGAGTCGCCAGCGGACAGGGTTAAGTATTTCTTAAACCCAGAACCTTGTTTTGATTGTGATGGTACTGCTGTTTTTTCTAATTCTTTAAGTGTTTTAATGCTTGAAAATGTCATGTTGTTTCCTTTATATGATTTGAATTGTATTCTCAATTGAGAATTGTATTTGTTGTTTTGTCATTTCGCCTGGGTCTTTGCAGCCTTCGGCTATCTTTGCTTCAGTAATTTTTTTACCTCGACAGAGATCTATTATATCAGAGCGCATGGCAAAACCTGCTTCATCATTGTCTGAAAAAATAATGATGTGATCAAAATATCTTTTCAACATTTTTATTTGATTTGAAGACACTTGAGCGCCCAGAGTTGCGACCACGTTGTAATATCCAGCTTGATAAACCATCATTGCATCAACAGAGCCCTCAGTAATTATACAAGAAGGGTAATACTTTGCATTTTGTATATTAAACAAAACATCTGCTCTTTTAAATCCCTTATTGTAAAGGTATCTTGGCTGCTGGTGGTCCATCGTTGCTCTACCAATAAAACCAACTAATTTATAATTAGCATCACGAACTGGAATGACTATTCTTTTTTTAACATCAGAATACCCGACTTCAAAATATTCCAATGTTTCTAAGTCTATGCCTCTTTCTACAAACTGGTCGAGAACTTCTATTTCTTCCTTGTTTGAATAGTTAATTAATATATTATCTATATCAAGTTCGTTTGAATTTTGTTCTGATTTAAAGCCACGTTCTATTTCTTTTGCAAGAGCAACTGGGTCGATAGCAATATTTTTAGAATAAGATTTACCAGTAATTTGACGATAAAGCTGTCTAAAATTACCACGCTTGGCGCAAGATGGATTAAAACACTGCCACAGTCCCGTTTTTTTATTTATATAAAAAGCAGCACTATTTAAATTCTTATGGAATGGGCAAAAAATATTGAGTTCACTACCACTATCAGTAATAACGTCAATATTATAATTCTTGAATAGTTCAAGAATTTGGTTCTCCATATTACTTATAAAAAACGATTTTGAATTTGAAGATGTTTGCATTTGCATCATAATCAGTAAAAAGCTCACTTTTTTTAAAAGCACCGTGCATTATTCTATATTCGTCTTCTATCCAAGGCCTCAACCTTACAACAGTTTCAATGTCACGGGCTTCGCCATTAATGAACTTTTTAGTTTGATTTAAATATCCCACTCTTCTGACCACTTTCCTGTTTCGAGGTTCCATCTAAGATAGAAACCAAAATGAGTAGAACGTCTTACTTTTCTGGATACAACTTGAAATAGATCCGAATTGTATTCTCTGTGTATAGCAAGAACAAGGTCTGCGTCATAGGCAAGTTGTTTACTCCATGCGACCTCTTCTAATTCTGGTGGTCGTTCAGAATGACCATCACTCATCGTTACAGCAGCAACATCGATGATAGGAATACCATTTTTAACTGCCATTCTCTTGAAAGCCTTAGACAAGTTTTTGGCTTTTTCGGTTTCATTTCTAGCACCACTAGCATCATCAAAAAGACTATGATAATCAAGAATGACAACATCTGGCTGATACTGATCGATCTTTGCCTGAACCATATTTTGATCTGCTGTTTCAAGGCCCTCAGAAGTAACAAGATGAATAGCGTGCTTACCAGAAAAAGTAGCCTCTGCCCACTGTTTATACTTATCTACAACTAATGGGTTAGCACGAACAAGATCTGAATTTGTAAAATTACCTTCTCCATTGTTAAGCAAAGTATCAAGTCTTTGCCCCTCTTGCTGCTTATTCATTTCTAGAGAAATTATTAGCGGTCTATACCCAGCCTTCCATGCATTTACTGCAAAAAGTCGCGCAATAAAAGATTTGCCAACACCAGTCCAACCAAGCAACACAACAAAATCTCCTGATTGCCAACCACCAAAAGATTTATCAATTACGCCAATACCACTAGGTATGCCTTGAAGTTCTTGATTACCTTTTTCTGCTCTGGCTCTCAGATCATCAAAGCGATCACGCCATTCACCTACTAAATCTGTATCTTTGAGGTTACTGGAATATTTATAAAGCTTTGATGTATTTTCCATCAAATAAGATAGGGCTTCCCTAGGGCCAACGTCGCCAAGCATTGAATTTGCTTTGGATACAATGACTCTGGTTTGATATGCTAAAGATTCTTTTTTAGCATCATCAATATAATACTCCAAAGGCTCTGGAGTAGAAATAAATTCAAACTCAGGGTGGTGCTGTTTTACTGTTTCTCTTGATGGCACTTTCTTATGGCTGTCGTAATGAGAAACGACAAAATTCCATATATCACGATATTCAATGAAGACATTCTCTACGCCTCCATTTACTGCTCCGACAAAATCATTAGTTGAAATTATTGAATTTAAAAGACGAACTTCGTAGTTCACTCATTTACCATTCTGTCGTGGGTTTCCTTAACTAAATTCTTAAATCTATTTTTGGCTTCTTCTTCAAATTTTACCTTGTCAATTAATGACCTTGATTCAATTGCAAAATCAAAAACCAAAAATGGACCATGATTTACCTTAATAAAAACATCAACTGCTTTCTTTAAGAATTCTGCATCATAGTGCTTCGCCAAAGCGTCTGCAACCGCTTCCTGCCGTGGAGAATCGGGTATGAAAAGTTTACGATATTTGTCGCATAAACTTTTGAAGTACTCTATCAGTTCTGGCCCAGTTATCATCAGTATCTTTCTTTGTCTCCTTCCATATTCCTAATAAAAATTCATATTCAGATATACCACCATTTACTCCGTAAAACCCAGTTTTATCAGAAACGTCAGATTCCCATGCTTGTAAAAAACATTCACGGCGAACCGTGCATTTCTCACATCCAATTTTGGCATATACAATATCTTCTTTATTATAAGACAACCACGCTTCTGATTTTGGGTCAGAAGCACAAACTGCTTTTTTTGCCCAATCGTTATTTATATAATCATTTAGAAGGTTCATTATCAAGCTCTAAAAGCTTGGTTTCAATCTGGGCATCAATCGCTTCCCATAGTTTCTTCCAAGCCGTATCGTCATCGACAGACGAGGCTTTTGTTTTTGCACCCGCATCAAGCCTCAAGGATTCATAATTACCAAGATTCTTAGTAATCCCAATAGAAGCCCAGATTTCAATTTCATTTTGATTTGACATTGTTTTCCTTAATCGTTAATTTTACTTTGTTATTAAGATTTTTAATTTTTGTATCAAGATTTTTTACTTTTTCCAAAACTGGTCGCCCTCTGTTTCTAGACCCAAAAAATTCTACCATCTCATATACTGCTTCTTCACTATAGTACCGCCAAGAAGAGTAACCAGTATATTCATCACCAAATTTTTGTGCGCCTGGGATTAAGCCGCGTTTTTCATATTTCCTGATGGTATCTGGTCTTCTTTCTACAATTTTAGCGACCTCTCCAACCGTATATATTCTTTTTAACAAAAGTTCATTTTGCTGGTACGGAATAAGAACAGTTTTATTATTTTTTAAAGATTGGATAAAAATTTTATTTCCTGATCTATTAATTCTTTTAATTTTGACAATTGAACCAGAGTATAAATAAAATTTATTTTGAATCAGTTTTGTTGTTAACAATCTGCTTCCTCCGTTGTTTTGCCTTTTTTAATTTAGTTAACAGGGAATCTAGCTCAACAATACTTATATCTTTGCTATCTGAGCATTTGATACAGGTAATATCCACCCACATTTCACCAAGCGCATAATAGTCTTCACCTACTGTTTTTATACCCCCACATTTACTACATGTGAATCGTACTGAAGCATATTTTCCCAATGCCATGTTACTTTAATGTTGCAGCACTATTTGGATCGCCAATTTTCGTAGCAACAAATCCTTTCAAGACACTAAGGCCTGCAGCAGCAGCAGCAGTTGCTGCTGACTTTAATTCATCAACTCCACCAATGGTATAAATAGCAATGAAAGTCTGGACTGCTGTCCAGAATGCTCTTTCAACAATATCTTTTGTCAATTTAATATTCATATTTCTCCTAATCAAGCCAGCAGTTATATTCTGCTGTAACTATTCCTCGCTCTGGATGAACATACATAAGCGGTTGTGAAGGTCTTCCTATTGAAGCAAGACTTTCCATTGCATATGTATTTGTTGATTCAGGGCTTCCAGATATTCTCATCTGAACTGTATTAAATGTCATTTTAGTTGGAGTATGGAAGTGCCCACAATAAACATCTGTAAAATCTTCCTGTATTGCCCCAACTTTCCATCCATAAACTTTTTTCTGGAAAGAATAAAAAGTTGAAAGACTGCCAAATTGATCACCATGAATTAGTAATGACTTATAGTTACCAATTTTATCAATTGCGTACCAGTTTCTTTCTCCATGACCATCTGGTATAACAAATTTAATTCTTTTTTCTTTTTCAAAAATTAATTGCGTAATACGATAGAGCATTCGATCAGCATTAGTTTCTGGATCGTGATCTCTTCTTGCTCTACCACCAATTGAACCATGATTACCAATTATTCCAAAAAATGTAATTGTTTCAAAATTTTCCAACATTGATGTAATAAAATTTTTCATGATTCTTGGACCATCAACTGTAATTTGTCGATAAAGACCGCCATCAACCAAAAAAGATTGACCTGGGAATATCAATTCACCTTCAACAATATCACCAAGACACCAGATGTGAAGATGCTTAACAGGATGATTTTGACGTTGAATTTCTGTTAGATTAATAATTTTATCTGCATATTTCTTAATTCTATCTTCACATACAGTTGAGTTATAATCAGGTGTAACTTTTGCAAGCTGCCAGTCCGCAAGAATCGCAACCGCAACCTCCTCTCCAGATTTTCTTTTGTCGCTTTCTGGCTTAGGAACAGGATTGTATTTCCAATCAGATATTTCTAAATTATCTTTTACTGCTCTATAAACAGCGTCAGCAAGATGATCTTCTTTTGCCTTGAGTTTTTCATACTCTTGCAAAAGTTTTGTATATGAAATCTTCAACTCTGTTTCTGTCTTTGGTTCTTCACCAGAAAAAACGTCCTTGGGAGTAGGCACTATTCCATTCTCTTTTCTAAATCGGCAGAGCCCCGTGGAGTCAATTGTCTTTCTACAGGTTGGGTCTGCATATCTTTGATTTGCCGTGTTTGGCTCAAATTCCATTGGGCACTCATCGGCTTCGCAAATCTTCATAGGGATAATTATACACCAATAATGGGCGATATCAATCGAAATAGGGCGGTTTTCTTATGGGGTCTAATCTTTTATTTAAGGGTTTTTTTATTATTTTTTTTCTTTGTTTCATATTGGCCCGAAGTTTTTCTCTATGTTTCTCAGAAGGTCTTTTCCCTTCCCTATGAATTGCGCTATGCTCTGAATGAGAGCAAAGAAAAAGATTCTCTAAACGATTGTCGCTTTTAATTTCATTAATGTGATGGACAGTTTCCCATTGATTTAAATATCTATTTACATAGGCTTCCATGACCGCACGATGTTCGTATATATAACCTTTAATGTTTGCGGGATGATCTGGCATTAATATTCTTACATAGCCTTTATCATCAATATATTTACCGCCCCCATAGTTTGGGTTCATTTCTCCAAGAGCCGTTCTCTCAGACCAACTTATATCTGTCCTTTGAGAAGCAAGTGGGCGTTTTGTCACAAATTAAACCGATCCACCAATATCTTCAACATAAAATTGTATTCTTTCAGTCCCTAAAATAGAAAAGGACGGAGCGTTATTTACTTGAGGTGTTCCATCATCTCTTATAACACTTACATAATATCTTTTATTCGTAATACCAGAACTAAGACTATCAGCAACAAAGCTGTATGTTCCAGCGCCAATTTTTGATGGATAAGAAGATGGGGTTTTTAATATATGATTTGAAATATTTGCATTTGCAGAAGCTACATTGATAAAACTATAAGTGTGTGGTGTAACTTTCCAAGTAATAACCTCTAATGGAGCAGATGTTGTACCTTCACTAATCCGAATAAGAAATGTTGAATCTTCAGCACCAGCATTATTGATAGTAATCCCTGGAAATGAAAGCATAAATCTATAATATCTATTAGCACCAACTGTAATTAAATTATTAACCCCTCCACCGCCTTCGTTTTCAAGAGCAATAATTTCATTTTCTGTATTAAAATTAGTGTAGGGTCCAAGAGTTCCTGTTATGGTTGTTTTTATTTTGATAAGCCCTTTTGGACTATCATCAGTGGCATCTTTTACCTGACTGATATTTGTTGACATTTGTTGGAGTCGTTCGCTTGTAATCGGGGTAACGCCCGACCAAGAAACAAATGAATAATTTTCGTAAGCCATATCTATCTATTATACTCCATTTTCTAATATTTCTATCTTTTTGTATAATTCCTGAATTAAATGCATCATTGCTGGGATAATTGTTAAATAATTCCATGCTTCTGGACGACCCTCTTCATCAACTGTTGCACCGATTGGATATTTATCAAACATATCTTCAGCAATAAATCCTATAAGATATTTATTCAAAAAGGAATCATCCTCTGACAAACATTCATTTTTGTATTTGAATTGTTTTACTCCTACAGATAGCAATCTCATTGGATCTAACAGATCCATGTTTATATCAGAAATTTGTTCTTTATATCTGATTGATGAAGGTGCCGCTTTACGAAGAAAACCGCCCGTTTGTGCATTGACCCACCATGCAGCAGCACCGTTTGCTGTGCCTATATTATTTGTTGCAGTCCTAAAAAAATCACCATCAGCATTTATATTTCCACTATTTGTAGTAGAAAGAGACCTTCCAGTTATCCCAGCACTGCTGGTTACAGCACCGCCATCAAATGTTCCTTTGAAAGTACCAAAATAATTTGGTGCGGTGATAGTATCTGTGGTTATTGACGATCCAGTAATTGAAGTTCTAGCACCATATGCATAAACGCTAAATGCTCCTGGATAAATATATGCTTCAGCATATGAATCATCATAAATTCCATATTGAAAAATTCCACTTGTTGGAGAAATAAATGTAGTATAGTTTGTTCCACCAACATTAACATCTTTTTGAAGTCTTGTAGAAGTAATATCCCAGCCACCAATTGAACCAGAACCCGCTGTCACGCTACCGCTAAACGAACCAGAGCCAGCAAAAGAAACATTTCCAGAACTATCTATCCTAAAATTTTTAGATACAAATTGACCACCATCAAGATCCAATCTTGTTCCCGCAGTTGAATATGTATCTGTCCCATTCCAATTAAAGTTAGTTGAATCAACAGAACCTGTTCTTATTTTTCCACCACTAATCGTAGTCGCTCCAGCATTAATTCTCCCTGCTGGATCAGATGCCCCTGTTGCAGCATTAGAAACAACAGTTGAGGCAGCGGTTGCGCCAATTGTAACGCTATTGCTAATTACACCAGTAGAAAAATTTATATAACCATTGCTATATAATACTGTTGACCCGCCAGTGATATTAGATGTGTTAATTGTCCATCCACCAATTGTTCCTGAGTTAGAAGTTATTGTTCCCGAAATCGATGCAGATGTTGCAGATAACGTACCACTCGCTGATACAGTGAAGTCTCCATTTGTGATTCTACCATTAGAAAAAACTGTTGTATTACCAAATGTTGCTGCTCCATTGCTATAGAGGATTGTAGATCCACCAGTAATATTTGATGTATTAATCGTCCAACCAGCAATATTACCAGAAGTCGCTGCAACAGTTCCTCTTACCGTAACATTGTTAAACTCAGCAGAGCCTGTATTTGATATAATCCAACCAGAATTCCCTGACGAGTAGTTATTGCTTTGAATAATATTGTTAACAAGAATAATGTTTGAAACAAGCTCATCAGCAGTTATTGTATTTGCAGAAATTTCGTTTGCAGTTATTGTGTTTGCTCTAATTATATTTCCATTAAAAGCACCTGGTTCTAATCTAATTCCTGCAGGTTCTAGTATTGATGAGTTAACAACTCTTTTAATTAATTCTTCAAATGCAATTCTATTGTTTTCTTGTTTTATTGCTCTATCTCTATTAATATCTGTTCCAACAAATGTTGGAGAAAAGTCATAAACTGAATACACATTTGTATCTATTAATGATGAATTTTGTCCACTATGTGAGTGACCACCTGATGGAAAAAATACAATTGAATTTTCTGACGCCCCAATTGAACCAGAAATTGTTTGTCTAATTCTTGCCACTACATAACCTTCCTTAATGTTACTGAATGATCCAATGAATCACCAACATTCAAACTGTGACCAACAACCCAATAATCAGTATTTGATATATCCATTGTATCAAGAGAAGTTATCTTTACGCGGTCTCCGAGCTGAATTGTTGGTAAAGCTATCGATGATATTGTCAAAATTGGTACTGGTTCTGAGAGTTTTGAAATAAAAAAATCTGCAATCTTGGTTGCATGCAAAGCATCTGTAATATATGAATTATCTATAATAATTTCTTTTAATCCATACTTTTTGACATCTGAGGCAAGACTTGAACTTTGTTTTCTTACCTGGGCTGCCTGCTCTGTTGTCACAATGGGTGTTCCAGCAATAGAAGTCAACTGGACCTCACCTGTTAGTGGGTTTGTTCCTTGTAGGAAAACAAATTCGCCAGAGCTGACTGAATTAGAAGCAACAATGATTAACTCCGCGCCATACGATGTTGGTTTAAAACTGTGAATCTCAACAAGATTGGGATCTTCATACTGTATTGCGCTAATAAATGGAAGTTGGATATTAAATGCCGGTGCCTTATCAAACTTAGCATCAAAATATTTTACTTCTCTAACTTTTGTATTTGCATTATGTGTTGTTGCTGTTGTGTTAAACTGAGATCTCTCAACACCCAAAAATGATGTTGAGTTTATTGAAGTATACTTAACTATCTCATTATCAATTTTAAGATATCCATTTTTAGAAAATGGAGGATCATCTGTTGTATTTACTATTACAGTATTTGAATTAGATGTTAAGTTTGCTGCAAGAGTAACAACTCCAAGCGTTGTGGGGTCTGGAGCATTCCAAAGCCCTTGGCGACCCTGCAGTGAGGATGCCAGACCCGACACGTTCACAGTTACTTTATTAGTAATCAATTGAACATTGTAATCACCAGAAATAATATTTGTATTACCAGACAATGACTGTTGTACTTGAGAATGCTGGGGTATAGAAGATTCAAAGAATCTATAGAAGTGATCGTATCTTGCTCTATCTAGTTCATCAATATACATTCTTCCAAAATCAGCTAATGAAACAGTATCTATAATATCTCTAACACTTGTATCATTGCCATAAAAGAAAGGGAATACAGTTAATGGTTGAATCTTTGTTGTAATATATCTATTTAATATTTGATCACCAGTTAATGCTTTATTATAAATAGTAAATTCATCAATTGTAAAAGATCTTTTTGTTGAAGACATTGTTTCACCATAAGGCGTGCTTGGATTCGTGTATTCAACATAACTAGCACCTCTACCACCTATCGTTATATCCAAATTAGCCCAAGAGTTAATATTGTGTACAGAGCCTTCAGTATCTAAATGTTGACCATTAATATAATATTTTAAACTTGATCCATCCTTGACAACAACAATATGACTAAACTCAGAAGTAGAAAGAGCAATGTCTGAAGATACGGTTTTGGTCCCGCCAGATGTTTTTAATTTAAATCCATGACCAGAAGAGTTGTTAAAGAATTCAAACCCAGCAGTTGGGTTTGAATTTGCCCAGTTGCTTATATATTCTCCATCACTACTAAATACAGTTGGTAATTTTGCATAAATTTCAATTGTCCAATCACCTGTGTATGTATTGCTAGAACTATTCACAATATTTAAAGCATTAGAGTATGGAATTCTTATATATGCATTATTTTCCAATAAAACAGATTTATTATCAACCTCAGAAACCAAGCCAGTTGTTTGACCAAGTTTTGGAGAAGATACATAGACTCCATAATTTCTATGATGATTACAGTTTTTATTAGCAATTAAAGGAGAAGCATCATTTGCACCAAGTGAATCAAAAGCACATATTGTATAACAATCATCGGCATCAATAATGAAATCAGAACCTCCAGTATTACCCCATAATTCTAGAGAGAAATTGTTTGTAGTATAGAAAAACTCTATTCTGATCTTGTATGGCTTACCAGCGTCTAAATCAAGATTTTGAGATATTGAACTAGATACATCAGTCAAAGAACCTGGATGATCAAACCATTCATTAATAATTAAATTATCATCTAAGTAAAGTCTCGTACCACCATTTTTTATTCTTAAGAAAATTTCTTGGACACCAGACTCACTAGGGACATAAAAACCATCTATAATTCCGTTGTAATATGAATCAATCAATTCACCGCCATATGATGTGAATGAATAATCAGAAAGTTCAAGAGCTGATGTTGTTGGTGATGAAATGCTTTTACTTAATGCAACATAGTCTGGGGCTACAAAAGATTTCTGCCCCAAAGCTTTTTCTAATTCAGAAAGTTGACGATCAATGGCATCTCCAAGAATATCTTTGACAAGAGATTCTTTCCCAGTAGGCATAGCCCAAAATCTTGCTCTTAATCCAGATGATGGAACTATTTGATTTGATGATCTATCAATCGTTGGCTCGTTAAATGAATATTGAGCAATACCGCCAATTCTTCTTGGTTCATCAGTATGTCTTACAAGTTGATCATAATCCGCTTGTGGGAAATGACAAGAGAGTAATAATGATCGAATCGCATCACCAGCAGTAACGCTTTCTTCAAAATAGCCTAATGTTATTTGTTTTTCTGAAAGATATTTACTCCAGTCATTGCATTTAATAGATACCTGCATTGAGCTTCCACCAGACCACTCATCAACATAGAAAGTTCCTGCATGAACATATTCATATGGGTCGAATGTAACAACAGCACCTACTGTATGGCCCTTGGCAGTGGTATTGTTGTAGCCCCTTTCTGCTATTTGTAAAATTTTATCACTTGTCTTTTGACTAATAAGCAGCATCTCTTCAGACTGAGTGTCTTTATCTACAAATACTGTATAGTAAGTCCCAACATCACCCCCATCTGGAAAAATATTGGTATCCTCAACGGTCAGGGTTGAAGAGTTTGCGGCTATATTTGCTTTTAAAATGGTATTTGAAAGTATATTTTCTGTTTTTTTAATTCTCCAACCATTTGCTATAGTTATTTTTAAATCTTTTTTCATATATTTACCATAGTCAGATGACTGATTGAATGGATTAAATATTTTTGTTGAGTTATCCAAACTTATCGAAGCGGATGACGATCCAGACCCCGCGATGGGAAGGCTTGTTTCATGTAAATCCCTTGTTCTCTCAACAGAGTGGTTTATTACATAATCAGAAATATCTGTTTCATAAATTGGAGAAACTTCTTGCAATCTTGCATAGTCTTGAGGATTCACCGTTGAATGAACAACAACTTTAATTTTATACACATCCTGTGATGCCAAAGAAGCCGACACGTTATGATCTCTAAAATATTCACCATCTGCAATAGAGCCGTCTTCTTGTAAGATTAAAGTTAAAGATTGATTATATACATATAATGTATAATCACTAATTCTTCCATAATATTCAGAAGTAGCTATTCTAATTCTATTAACTTTTCTTTGAGTGAATTGCCACTCTGCATATGGATCTGTAGCAAACCCATAGCCAGTATATGTATTTGAAGCAGATGAAGAACTTACAGAACCTGACCACCACCCATATTTGTAACCATCATCAAGATTTGACGGGACTGTATACCATTGACCATTTGCTGTAATTACCTTGCCATCAACATCTTTTGCATCACAAACACCCCATGTAAAAGATTGACGATCTTTACCACTCATCCCGTCTATTGGAGAGAAATAATACCCAAGATCCCCGACTGAATTAGAAGCATGACTGCTATTTGTTGTCGCTGTCAGTGAGTCCACATGACGACTATCAAGCCATTGAATTACAATTTTTGGCTTAACTTTTTGGGCATAGGAAGTTATAGCAGATGTAAATGTGTTAGATAAAGTTTTACCATATATATCGCTCGAAATCATTACACTTCTTCCAAAGTCAAATTACAATCCCAATAGTATACATCATTTTGTAAATCTCTTCTTACAAGAGTCTCTGAGTAATCTCTTATAAATACATTATATGATGTTTCTGTATATGGTGTTGCGTCATCTGAATCATTATTTATAACTTTTAAAACGTGAACATCTGGATCTGAAGCCAGCTCTCTTATGAAGTCTCTTGCATATCTTTTATCAACTGTGTCATATCTTGAACTTGGTAAGAACACCCAGGAAAGACTAAAAGAGTTCCGACCAGCGGAAGAAGATCTTTTGTAATATCTTGATTTAAGATTATTCCAATTTTTATTTTCAACAAATACCATAGATTGATCGCTTGTTAAAGTGCGGCCTTGATTTGTTAAAGGTTTATCATCAATCACAAAAAGCGTCCTGTAGTGTGATGTATCTGGTACGTCATTGACAGCAAATTTAATAGCTGTTGCAAGAATCTCAACACCAGTCGTTATATTTATTTGTGCAAGAAGAATCTCTCCAGCAATGGTGGTGACAATGGTAAATGGATTTATAGAACAAGAAGCTGCTATTAATCTTCTTCCTGTGAAGTTTGCTGTGACCTCGCCAGACAGAGCACATATTGCTTTTGCTGATTTTATTGATGTTGCTTGTAATGAGCTATCACAAGGTATTGCAATAGCAAATAAAGCTTCTTTATACACTAGAATTTGCAAATTAGAAATAATATTAATTGAAGAAGAAAGTAATTGAATTTTATAAGCAATAACGTTCAAATTAGATTGAATGCTTGTTGAACTTGAGGCTGAAGTTATTTTAGACGTATTAGTGGATACATCCGAAGTAACATTAATATTACAAGACGCAGATTTTACTGCAAGACCAAGACTTACATTATATCCTTGACATTCAATATTGACTGATGCGTTTGCAATTTTTAAAACTGATACTGAAACATTTGAAGTGCAATTTATTGACGATGACCCAAGTTCGACACTAATATCATTATAAAAATCAACACCGCTTTTAAAAGATTCTGTTATATTATAATAAAATTGAGATGACATTAAACTTCCTCAAAACCCATTGAAACATCATAATAAGCACATCTATTTTCGACATCTCTTTTTATTAATGTTTCTGAATAACTTGTGGCATACACAGTGAATGACTCGTCTGAGGATTCTGGGGACAATTTAGTGACTAAGGAAATAGTGCCTCTTTTTTGAGCAAGAGACTTGAGAAAATCCCTACCAGCTCTGCCATCCACTGTGTACGCCGCCAAGTTTGGCAAATATGTAAAAGATAGGTTAAAAACCTTCTTATTCTTTCGAATATATCTTTTATTAATGCCTGAATCTAATTCCACATCAGATGCAGAAATAGATTCATTATCACTGAACTTTTTACCGTGCTCAGTAATTTCTGTACCGTCTAACGTAACCATTTTAGTAATTGACATCACATACCCCGATTAATCCCGTTATACGTCCTAACAACTCTGCTTTCTAATCCAGCAGCTTTTTGTCTATTAGGCAAAACTTTAACATTGTAATTTTTCATCATAGAATCAAACCATTGGTCTTCACCGATAAAATTATCAACATAAAAATTGTAATTATGAATTGTTTCATTTTCTGTCTTGATAATCTCAGTTTTGAATTGATTGCCTATTTGAGGCATCCCAATATTTGGAGCTTTATATCTTGGAATGCCAAATTTAAATCCATTTACATAGTCAAGGAACATTTGTCCAAGGCCAGATACTGCTTTTGCATTTATTACATATTCTCCACCATGCAATAACGCTGGGACACCTTGCTGTGAGAATCCAGGAACAGAACCGCCAATAGCCATAGACTTTTTGATAGATCCTCCATAATATTTCTTTTGAACACCAGCGCTACCAAAAAGCCCCAGAGCCTTTGCAGTAACAGCACCAAGATTTCCCTGCGGATCTTTGACTTCTTTTGCCAAATATTTTTTCTGGAATGCAAGAACAGCTTTTTTCATTGGTTGATCAAATTTTTGACTCAAGTTGCTATCTGCGGAAAGCATCTGATATTCAATGAGTTTAGCCTTAGCTGCTGATATGATTGGGTCTGTATCACCAAGTTTAAATACTTTATCTTTGCCAGCTTCTGTTAGGAACATCTTTCTAGAGATACCCATAGCAGAAGACTTTTCTCCAGCTCCACCAGCTTCTGCTTTTTCAGCAGCTGCTCTTCTCTCTGCTTTCACCTGTTCTTCATCAAGTTGTTCAGTAGCAGATCTTATTGCTTCAGCTACAGCAAGATTTTTTACTTCCTCGTTTAAACTTTTAATAACTTCTGCAAATGCCGACCCCGCTTCGGTCTTCATCTTGTAGAATTCTGCTTTTATAGCCTCAGTTGCATCGTTAATTGCTTTTGCATAAACTTTCTCTGGACTATTTGGATTGTTTGGATCTGCAAAATCTGTTCCTATTTTTGTAATTTCAGCAATACCTGCGCTATATGCAGGAATAATAGAATTATTAAAGCCATCAGTGTAAGCTTGGCTTGTTCCAGATAGCATTAATCCAGTTATTCCCAAAAGAGATGCTGGATCTTTTGAATTGACATCTGTACCGTATTTTGTTGTTGCAGCCTGAATTAATGTGTCAAGACTCATATTGAATGAGCCAACTGTTGGATCTGTATTTTGCTGTATCAACCCAGGAAGAGCGGAATAATATGTCTGGAATGAGCCCTTCATAGCATCTGATGTTTTTGTAGCTTCATCTTGTAATGCTTTAAATTGTTTTGTTAATTCCTCTTTTGTGAGGGTTCCGTTTTTACCAATACTTTCTACAAAATCTTCAAAACTCTTTATGTCTTTATCAAATTTTTCTGATAATTGTTCTTTTTGCTGCTGAATAACCTTCTTTGCCTGTTCGCGATTTTGAGATTGAAGTGTTTTATTGCGATCTTCATCCATTTTGCTAAGATCTTTATTAAACTCTTTATTATCTTTTTCTTCTTGCAACCCTAGCAATCTTGCATCATCAATCCTGCCTTCATAAATTGCAAGAGCTCTTTGCTTGATATAACCATCTCTCTGGAGGGCTCGCTCTGCAATTTTTAATCTTCTATTTTCTTCATACTCTTTTGTTGCAGTAAGGCGCTCTTCTGCTTCAGCAAGAGCATCGATTGCCGCAACTTGATCATCAAAGAATTTAAGAACGTCTTGTTTTTGTTTTTCAAGACCTTCTCTAAATTTATCTTTAAACTTCCCAATAGCCTCACTAAGACTATTGATAACTTTATCAAAGAAATTAGCTTTTAATGCTTTTGCTCCCTCGTCAATCGCCTCAGCAATTGTTATACCTCTAGCAGTAGCCTGAGATGGTGTTTGTGCATCTGGTTTTTTATCTTTTCCTCCGACATCTTTGCCAATTCCTTTGCCTATGGTTTCTGCGGTTTTTAAGCCACTGATCCAGTCTTTTATACCCCTACCAATACCAACAACCCAATCACTCGCACTCCCTATGGCATCCATAGTGCTGTTTGCAACGCTATCAACACCACCAAGAATTTTATCTTGAATATTCTTTAAAACGTCATCCCCCATTTCGGTAATATCTCTAATAGAACCAAGAACTGCTTTAACTCCATTACCTATACCCTCAGTTACGGCTATCGCTTTCTCTTCTGCGGTTTCCAGACCAGAGTTAAGTCCGCTAGTTGCTTCATTTGCGATACCTTTCACTGAATCGCCAACTTTTTCAAAAATATTTCCTATTGCATCAGCTGGTTTTGCCAGGATATCAACAGCCATACCAACAAGGCTATCCAAACCAATTTTGTCATAAAACCATCCAAGTCCAAAACCCAATTTCTTTGGTAAATCAACAAGAATTGTTCTTAAAAATTCAGCAAACATTTCTGCCATTTTTTGAAGAATCTTTCCCCATCCAGAAATCAATCCGCCAAAAATACCTACCAATTTACCGACTAATGTTATTGCCCCACCAGTTAATGTAAACAATGCTTTAATCATCAACTGTACGGATTCTTTGATCAAATCAACAAGTGCTTTTTGTAGATTTGTCCATATCCGTACAACTTCTTGGACTAGCGCAACAACAGCTCTTGGTATTGCAAAAAATGCATTAATAATTCCTTTGAGTAAATATTGAATAACAATTATTACAGCATCTGCCATTCTTTCAAATATATTTGTTATTAGACCAAGAACTTTAAATACAATATCAATTAAGAATATAAATGGAGTTTTAAATATTGTAATTAAACCTGTAAATACCTTACTTGCTGCTTCTTTCATTCCATCGAAAGCTTTACCCATAGCCTTCTTGGACTCCTCTCCACCGCCCTTGAAATAACCAATAAGATTTCTTATGAACTGAATTATTGGACCAATAAATCCAATAATTCCCTTAACTGCCAGAGATACACCGCTCAAAACTCTTCTGATCACTGGTTCAAGAGTCTTTTCAAAGAAGGCTTTAAATTTCTCAGTAAATGCCAAAACTTTTTCAGAAATTGAACCAACGACTTGTCTTATGTTTTCACCACCATCTTTTGCATCTTTAGCACCACTGCCAAACAAAGAAGCAAAGAAGTCTTTAAAGACTCCGACAAGAACTCCAAAGATAGCTTTAATATTTTCAAAAGCGGCTTTAAAGTTATCCATAATATTTTGGGCTTTACCACCCATATTCTCAAATGTCTTTTTAAGAACCATTATTGCAAGCGCAATTGCTGTAATTATAATCAATATTGGAGCACTAACCTTAGAGAATCTTTGCATCAATCCAATTACTTTATTCATAGGACCGGCAAGAAGCATTCCTGCTGGGCCAAGTTGATAGGTGAGCATGCTCGCCATAGAACCGCCCATTCCGATGGCTCCCTTAAATGCCTTCCCAACCCCACCCATTGTCTTTCCAATCATTCCAGCGCCGCGAGATGTCGTACCGTCTTGATTTGTAATAACATCTCTTCTGAAGAGACCCTTCTTTGTTATAGTGCTTCCATTTGCGCCTTCAACTGTTCTTGCTTGACCGCCGACCCCGAACAACCCTTGCGTGACTGCAAATACTGGTCTTGTAATTGCCCGACCAGCGGCTTTAAGAGGAACTGCAGCAACCCTGCCAGCAGCTAGTGCAATCTCCTTAGCACCGTTCGCTAGAACCTTCCCAGCAGCCGTCAAACCCCTTCCAGCCATATTTAAAGCTTCTTTTGGATCAGTGAACGCTTTATGGATAAATTTAGCTGTATTTGAACCAGCAACCAGTAAACCGCCAACCCCTAGTTGCAACATCTGGACTGTCTTGAGGAATACCTGTCCAGCTTGTGTATTCTGAATAAAATCAAGACCGCCAAGAGCAATGAATATTTTTTTAGCAGTGTTTACAACTTGTGGCATAACTGACTGAATCTGTGCGCCTGCTGCTATTAAACCTTTCGCCATTATGATTGTAGAAGTAACTGGCGATTTGATAATTTCTTTTTCAATTTGATAAGCAGTCTTTATCATCTTTTTACCAATTGAAATTGTTGTAGTTTTAGCAGTCTCCATTGCATTCAGTATGGGAGGACCATAAAGGTTTCCAATTGCCTGAATGTTATCTTTAATTGGAATAAGTTTCATTGCAAACTTTGATGGAATTACCCCAACAACTTTAGAGAGTCTTGTTATTGGAGCAAATAAGAGACTCTCTGCTTTAGCAATTTGTCTTGCTTCAATTTCTGTTTTTCTTATCTGCCTAGAGGAACTTGCTGGACCAATACCTCTTTCTTTTTCAACTCTTGCTTTCGCCATTTCATAGCGTTCTCTTGGATTTAATGCATATCTAACTTGCTGAGCATCTGTGCCAATTTTTTTAGCAATAATATTCTTTAACAAAACGGCAATTTCGCTAAGTCCGCCAGTTGCAACAGCAGATCCAACTCTTGCAACACCTCTTCCTGTTATTGGGATGCCAGCAATTTCACGAACTTTTGGTGTAGGTGGTACATATTTATCTTTACTTGGGCGTGGTGGGATAAGAGCCTTAAGTTGATCAAAACTACTCATACCCATTGCAATAGGGGTTAGACCAGACGTTCCTGCTGCCGCAGCAGCAAGCTTGGCTTCTGCTGCAGCCCTTCTTGTGTTTGTCCAAACTGGATTTATTGTGGAGATGCTTGCTCGCTCAGCCAAATTGCGAACACGATCACGGACTGTCTTTAATTCATTTGTAGCACTTACTGAATCAAGAAGCTTTTTACGCAAAAGATCTGCAGCATTAACATACACTGGTCCAGATGGGGGCTTCGCTGCATTTTCTTCCATAAGTTTTTTCAAACTTGCTGGGGTTAATATTGGCTGTTGTGGAATAGCAGATGATGGAACATCTCGCTCAGGGGGTGAAGCCTGTGGGGTTGTTGTTGTGGGTTTTGGAGCTCTTGGAAGTTGAGGAATAGCTGGAGTTGTTTGAGCTGCGGCTTGTGTTGCTTTTTCTATTGGTTTAACTGCTACTTGTTGAATTGCAACATCTGTTGCAACCCCGAGTTCAGAAAGTTTGTCAATAATAATTTTCTTATAATCTTTTGCTTGTCTTTGTTTTCCTGTCTCGTCTCTAGTTTTTGCACCAGCTACATACTCTGCAAGATATCTTAATTCTTGAACTGTATATTGTTTTAATGAATCCATGCTTGCGCCATATACTTTAACTTGTTCAGCGACCTGCTGCATTCTTGCTCTTATTTGTTCTCTTGTTTCTCCAGCAACTTTAGTAGTTGTTTCTTTTGGAGTTATTGGTATAACTTTTCCTTTATTAGGACCAAATTGAGGCGTGACCTGTCCAGCAGCCTGCTCGCCAAATTTCTGTAATTTGGCTCTTTGTTGCATTACAGCAGCATAAAGTGATTCAAGACTTCCGTTTCCGGCAACAACTGTAGCCTTAATTGCTTCTACGACTTTTGTAACATCACCTTTGACTTTTGAAATTGGAGCATCAAGACCTGCTGCTGCTTTTGGTGCTCTGTTTCTAAGTTCAGCAATAAGCGCTTCAAATTGTTTAGCTGGTAAATTAAGAGTAGCTTGAAGTTGCTGAAGAACTGTATCAAAACCAAATGCTCCACCGCTAATTTTTGGAAGACTAGCTAGAGCTTTTGCTTGTGCTTGTTCCATTTCAGCTTCTAATTTAGTTTTTACTTTTGAAAGAATGCCTATTTGCTTTTTATATCCTTTACCTTTAACTTCACCAAGTCTATTTATTTCAGCTATTAATTCTTGAATTTGTTCTTCAAATTCATTAACTTGTTTTATCAAAGCCCTTCTTTGAGCAGTATCAAGTTTTTCTAAACCCTTTTGCGGAACTGGTCTTGTAGAAGCAGCAGGCATTGGATAACCGCCGAGGGCTCGTGGTTTTATTGGCTTTGGAGTAGGAGCTTCTCCAACAACTTTTATAGCCGCTTGCGCTTCTGTAAGTTCTTTCCTACCTAAACTAATTTCTTCATCAATTTTTTTTATTTCTTTTTTTAAAGAAAGAATTTGTTTTTCTCGTGCAGACATTGTTGCTTTTAATTTTTCTTTAGCCTCAGTAGCTTCATCTTTTGCAACAATCGTTTGTTCTTTCAATTTAACATCGGCAGCAGTATGTGTTACCTGTTTAGCTAGACTAGCTAAAGTTGCTTTTCCTTCTTCTATTGTTAAAAGCAGTTCCGTTTCTTTGCCTTGTTCTTTTCTTTGTATACTTTCAAGTTTATGCAAAGTTGCAATTTTTTTTGTATGTTCTGCTTCTGATTTTCCTATTGCTGCAGCAATTTTATTAATATTTTTTAATGTCTCACCGACAAGAATTTTCGCAGCAACAGGTCTTGCTGCTACCATTGCTGATTTGATTAAACGATCATATGTCGCTCTTTGTTTTTTATTTAAAGAAGCAATTTTTTGTTCTATTGCTTTATCTTGAGCAACAGTATCTAATTCTTCAAATGCTTCTGGTTCTTTAATCTTACCCAATTGTTCTAAAAGCTCAATTTTTCTTTCTCTGACTAATTTATTAATTGTTTCTGTTAATTTATCTTCTGGTATTGCAATTGGTGCAAACTGTGCAGACGTAGCAAGTGGCAAATCAGTGTCGTATGGGCTTATCTTTGGGCCTGTTGGTACTGTCGGTATTTTTGGATATGCACCTAATTCTTCTTCGTGTGATGCATAAGGTGAATATTGTCGACTTGCCATAGGCAATGTTGGCTTTATTTCTTTTTGTCTATTTAATATACTAAATAATTTATTCCTTGATTCTGTTGTATACGGAGTAAGTTGTTGTTTAGTACTTACTCCAGTCTCTGGATTCTCCACCATCTCGAATGGTGTTCTTATTTGCTCAAAAGCTATTCTAAGCTGTCTTCTAGCTGAAGAAACACCTTCAGCAACGCGATCCATGCGTTCTCTTAATGGAGCAAGTCTTGCTCTAATTACTGAATCAATAACAACTTCAGAAGCAGTTGGCATTGATGCAATAACTTTTTGTATAACTCGTTGAACTTCTAAATCAAGTTTTTTCTGAAGGCCTTCATAATATTTTAATTTTTTACGAAGACCTGTAACAATTCGGGCATGCATTTTCCCTTCAACAGCAGTCATCTCTCTTGGAGGCACACCTTCTTCTGCAGGTTTGCCTTCTATCATTTCTTTTTCATATTTTGCATCAGCTGTTGCTTGTCTTGCTGTTGTGTGTCCTAAAGCTGCAAATAAAGGATTAAGATAGGTTGCTGATCTGATATTAAGAGCTGTTTTCTGTCCACCAGCAAATGCGTTTAGCCTTTCTTGTGCGCCAGCACCAGAAAGTGATCTTTTAAGTGTTTCAAAAGTTCTTTTTTGTATAGAAACTGCAAAGTCACTCATTTGTGCGACAGTAGAGGGTATCTCAAGCCCAAGGTTTGTTAGCAATTCAATAAAAGATTGTTTTGTAAGTTTAATTTTTTTAGAAACAGATACAGCAGTTTTCTTAGCTTCAGATACTTTTGTTTCTGTTTCTTTGGCAACGGTTTCTGCTTGTTTAATATCATTTGATGCCTGTTGAGCAACTTGATTTTGAGAAGATGTTGCTTGAGTTGCAGCAGGTACAAGTGGTGCTGGTTGTGTTGTTGCTGCTGCTTTGGTCTGATTTTTAGATTGTGCAACAGCCGTTGGAGATGCTGTTATACCTAATTTACGTCTTTGGGCAGAATTGGCTATTTCTTGATCTCTTTCGGCTTTCCTTGCGACAACGAAAGGAATCGATCCAAACATTCCACCCATACGACGCTGCGCTTGTGCGGCAAAATTTTTGAAGTCCATCACGTCGAAAGCGAGATCTTTTAGATTTTTTAGCGTAGATGGCAAAATTTTTGAAGTAACTCGTTCGACAGCCTCTGCTACTTGTGGAATTGCTGGTCTTAATGGTCTTTTTCTTGTTCTTGTTCCACTAGAAGCATTCTGTCCGCCTCCTGTGGGTTGTGGTGCTGGTTGTGTTGTTGTTGGCTGTGCTGGTCTAGAAGTCGTTGTCTGCTGAGCTGGAGGTGCGTTTGGCTGAGAAGGCTGTCCTGGTCTTGTACCCGTTCCTGTATTGACAACACGCCCAGGACTGCAAATACACTTTTGAATTGCCTGAAGAATTGCCATTAACTTTGTATAATATTGGGCAGATACTGGTTTTTGCTGTCCAGTTGTTCTTGTCGTAGCTGTTGCTTGCCCCGCAGAAGAAGTTGAAGGTGTTTTAACAACACCAAATGGTGTTATAATACCGCCTGCTGCTGAATTTGCTCCAACCCTTGGAGTTAAGCTGCTTGTTTTCTTAGATGCTCTTTGTGTAGCTTTAATTACGGCTTCATTCATTCCTTTAATCAGGTCTATTGTGTATTGCTCAATGACCTTTGCTGGATTTTGTAAATTCCGTGTAGCGGTGACAGTACTTGCATCCAAGCCCGAAAGGTTTGCCGACCCAGTAGGTAACACCATCTGATCGAGGGGGCCAGCCTGTGTGCCCCTTTTTGCTGCAACTGTATTTGCAGCCTGAACTCTTAAATATTCTTTTCTGCCAACTAAACCTTTAATTGATTTTTGATATATTGATTTTTCAGCAAAAGAAATTTTTTCTCCAGCATCAATTTTTTCTTGAATTGGGGCGGCTCTTTCCAGTCTCTTTAAATTTGCTTTAGAAACAAAAATATTTCCATCTTTCCCAACTTTTCTAAAATTTCCTCCTAATCTTGTAAGAAGGCTTGTAGATTCTGCAATTGTTCCATTTAAAGAAACCATATCATCTTTAAATTTTAATACACCCTTAGAACGCATCATTGAGAAAGAACCAGCAATTTGAGCAATAGCACCAAAAGTCCTAAGAACAGGGCCAAGTGTTGCAAGAAGAATCAAAACAACACCAATAAGTTTCTTGGTTCCCGATGGGAGGAGCTGAATCCATGTACTAATTTTTTCAAGAATTGGATTAATTGCTGAAAGCAAATCACCAAATACAATCGTTAGCTCTCTTGCTATTGATTTAATATTTTCTCTTGACCGACCATAACGAACTTGCAAAGAGCCTTGAACCCTTTCTAGCTCTGCTTCTAATGTCTCTTTCGTAACAGCAGTTCCAAACATTGCTCCAGATAATATTTTTCCA